TGACGCTGGGATGCTCACGCCACCTGCTGACGCTGGGATGCTCACGCCACCTGCTGACGCTGGGATGCTCACGCCACCTGCTGACGCTGGGATGCTCACGCCACCTGCTGACGCTGGGATGCTCACGTATAGATTGTGACAGTGCGGTCGGCGCTGCGGATTAAGTTTAGGTATTTTCTATTTGCAATACCCAAAGCAGCTTTTCAGAAAAATTCGGCAAGCGGCTTTTTGGGTTGATTTTACCAACAAGGGTTTTTGTTAAAAATCTAATATTTGTTAACCAAAAGAAATACCCCTAACGGATTTTATTTCCGAAAGGGGCACGAGGATTTTTATTTTAATTTTCAAAGCTATTTGATTTACTTATATTGTCTTTTGCTGGCAGTATTTGAAGATTCCACGGTACATGAAGGCCGCACACAGTTTTACCTTGAAGTGGGATAATATGATCTACGTGGAAAGTACTGTTGAAGATTTTTGAAAATAAGATAGAAAGTTTATAAAATCTTCTTATAATTTGCTCATCTTTTTTGCTCAACCATTTTGGAGTAGCATTTAATTTACATGCTCTTCGCTTAGAAGTTATTGCATTTATGATATGTCTATTATTCTTTTGATATTCATGCATATATTTAGCAATATTTTCTTTATTCTTTTCTCTATATTCTTTTTGTTGAGAGGATATTTTTTCTTTATTTGCTTTGCGATGTTTTCTTTGTTGAAGCTTAATCTCTAATTTTTTAAGTCTAGAATATTCTTTCCAATATTCTTTTTGTTTATTAGCAATATTTTCTTTATTGTTTTCTCTATATCTCAAAGCATTATCTTTATTATCTTCACGATATCTTTTTTGATAATCTTCAATTCGCCTTTTGTTTAGTTTTTTATACTCTTTTACGCAATCTTTACACTGAGTTTGATAACCATCTCTCTTTGATTTACTTCTACTAAAATCAGAGAACGGCTTTTCTTTTGTACATGTATTACAAATTTTATACATAGTAATTCCCATAAAATTCCACAATAATAAAAAGTAGAAACCTCATGTGGGGTGAGGTTATTCGAATAAGTTAATTACTCTTATTCTATCTACAGTTATTATTTTATCAGATATTTATGAGAATATCAAGTATTATATTGGTCAGTTTACCTTACTAATCATACTTTCAATCTTGTGAACGCACTTTGATAAATTCTCTTGCTGTATCCCAAGTAGGAATAGCTAGTACAACAAACGTATCTCCTACGGGGTCTTGCACATACGTTACCAATGCATTTGTGTCAACCTTAGCTTTATAACCAAAGCTTCTCAGATATGTAGCAATGGCTTCTGTTTCGATGAATTGATTGAAGTCTTCAAGTTTTTGCATTGTGTTACCTCTTGTTGTTGAAGATTAGATTATACATCAAGTAAGCCTCTTTGCGCTTGTACTCTGATAAATTCTCTTGCTAATTCCCACGTAGGAAAAGATAATACAATAAATGTGTCACAATTAAAACGCCATTCAATGTAAGCTGTCAATGTTTCTTTATTGACTTTAGCATCATAACCATAACCCTGTAGATGTAAAGCGATTGCATAAGCTTTTGTAAAATCGTGAAAATCGTATGTCATTTTACCTCTTGTTATTGATGAAGATTAAATTATACTATACTTCAAAGCTTTTTAACCAGATCAAGACCAGAAGGTTCAATAAATTTTGCGTTACCTTCTGCTTCCCACACCCAATAGTATTTACGAATACGACCTGTAGGGCTTGGTTTACCTTCGTAGCTACCTACCCCTTGACCGTTAGGTTTAACGCTGTCTATGTAGGCTTTGCGACCATTTGCCATGATGTAAGTACCTGTAGTAATCCAAGTATTGGGTAAAGTAAAGATAAACTTCATACAACCTCCAGCATTTGAGCTTCTGTTACATCTTTTTCTTCTACCAGAAATTGATAACCAACTTCTCGCAACTCTTCGTTGACATACGTAGGAGAATCGCTAACGATAGTATGTTGAACTTTACCACCGTACTTTACACGGGTTTCCACTACAGTACCAGTAACCCATGCTTGATCAAGATACTTTGCAATAACCCACTGACCTTCACGTACAAAGTTAGAACCTTCGTTAAATTTGCATTTCATATTACACCACCTGATTGAAGCATTGCAATTTATCGAAATCAGCATCTCGATAGATATTCTGATCACGATACAACCACGCACGGTAGATTGTGTCACGGGTTTGTTGATCATCAAATGAACAGATATCAATTACAATGCCAGTTTTCAAATAGATCAGATAGTATTTCATGTTAGTCTTTCAGTTGTTTAAGTCTCTATTGTATCACAGTTTATCGTAAGCTGCAGACCAATCTTGCATAAATTTATTGTCAGAGGGGTCCATTACTGTTTCATCATCTGCAAGTCCAAAAGCACCAATTAAAACCCACGCTTCTTTATCACCTTGCTTATCACGGATTGTCATTTCAGCTTCTTCTACGGATTCAATAGCGTCTACAATCTCTTTGTAAGCAACAGATCGCTTTACCTGCCACTCTTCACCATCGTAGACACTGATGGTATAACCTTTAGAAATCGCGTATTTAACAAGGTGTTTATAAGCTTTCATTGCGTTTTCCTTATGCGTAAACTTCTTCTGTTTCGATATCGTATTCTACATCAGAACGATTCAACTTTTTCTGTTCAATGTATTTTTACTGCAGATTCTTTGGTAGCAAACACTCGCTCATTGTACCATAAAGAATGCTCATTACCACTGTAGGAAGCCATAGCCATTACTATAAAAACTTGCACGAAATTCTCCAGTTGTGGTGTTGAAGACTTTATTATATCACAGAATCTTGCTCACTGACCGATCTTACGTGCAATATCATGCCAATAATCTGTACCTTGCTTTGTGTGCTCCCAAATGACTACACACCAAAGATCACCAGTAGGTTCAAAGCCTTCAATCTCTCGCATTGGTCCATGCATATATGCTGCAGCTTCTTTGTCAACAAGTGCTACTTCACTGATCAATGCAAAATAGTCTAGTTCATCTTGTGCTTCATTATTCATTTGTATTCTCCTGATGTTGATTCTTTGCTTCACGTTTACGATTCTTGTGCTTTTGTACAGCTTTACACATGACGATAGCTACAAGGTGATTTCTTTGTTTAACCTTTAGTTTCTTAAGCTTTTTGCTCATTTACATTTGTGCTCTCGCATAGCAGAATGAATAGATTGCATCAGTCTTTCGCAGTGTTCGTAAACCTCGTGCTTCCGATCTAGATTAGAATAACCAGAAGATACAATCTCGGGAATTCTGCGATCATGCTCAACAATATTAAAAAACATATCAAAATCTTCTTTATTTTCAAAGTTTAAAACTACAGAGACTGGTTCAAACACTTTTTTACCTTGGATTTCTTTAACTTCAACTTGCATTTTTACTCCTATTTAATGTAAATTATGTACATGAACTTCATATACAAAAGGTTTCTTTAAAGCTTTCAACGTGCGCAAAACCTTGACAGTTTGCTGTTGATTGTAGTAGTGATATTCCTGTGGTAAATCTGCAACAAGAACACGCACTACATATTCTGTGATAAATCTCTGCATCATTACACACCTTGTTCTTCTGCCATCATAGCAGCAAATTTGAGCCATGCATAACGAGCTTGTTGGTTTTCTGCAACGAATAAACCACAATCACCAAAAGCTTGTGTAGAACTTGTAGGACAACCCATTGCTTCTAAACCTTTAGAAATTCGAACAATCATTTCTTCACGTTCGTCATCTAAATCTAAACCACGGTACAAATCATATACAGCTTCTTCCATCGCACAGCAAGAGAACTTTTCTTTGGTTCCACCATAGCCCCATTGGTGATGTTTTTTATTTGCAAGTTTCTCGTCAGCAGCGTAATGCAAGATTTCAGCGATAGTGTATTTCATGCTTTCTCCTTTTTGATTGTATCTTTAAGATATTCTACCAGAAACAAACACATGTTTGCTCTTGGTTCCCATTCTTCTGGTGTATCTACATAATAACCATAATTATCATTGCCCATTTCAAGCATAAGTTCTTGCATACCTGTGTATGAAACTTTACAGCCTACATCCATCAAAGCTTTGCAAATACCACAACCAATTGTAACTTTACCGATTTGTTCGTACATAGCATGTTCACCATTGAAGTACAACTCAGCAATCTTTGTAAGCCCTTCAATCATCTCTTTACGTTGATAAACAGACAGGTCGTAGTTGCGTTCGAATTTCATAATTTACTCCGATTATTGCAATTATTGCACAGCTACAGCTTCGATACCATTGCAGCGCACAGCTACGATTGTATCACGACTTACGCTACAATATCCTTTATTTTGCACATCATATACAGTAATGTAGTCTTTGGAGTTTTTCTTGAGGTTGCTACCTTTGATGTATTTGGTAACACCAAGGCGACCATTTAAAATTCTAGTTGAACCATCTTTTTTGATAAAGCTGACCGTCAGCATTTTACCGTTGGATTGATCGATCAAAGAAGCGAGAGCTTTAGAAGAAGACATTTGAATTTCCTTTCGAGGTTTAGAAGATTAGATTATACAGCAGATTTTGGGTTATTCACCAAACTTTTCAACTTTTCAACTTTTTTAAAGACCAGCACTATGCGTTTATTTGCAGGATTCAAGCCGTTGTCAATCACTTCACCATTGACTACAGCAAGTGCATGACCTGCAAATACCACAATGTAACGACCTTTGTTATACTTTTTACAGAAATTCTTCAGTGTAATACCTTCATTGATATTTTGCACAACATCTCCATACTTACGAGCGTAGAACCGTGCTGGTTTAGTTGTACCGAAGACTTCAATATTGCGAAAACCTGCAGCTTGATATGCTGCAAACAGCACATCATGTTTTGTACCTTTACGGTCAGGGCGACCATAGTATGCAAGTATTTCGTGTGCATCATCGTAGTCCATACCACTTGCATTACACATGGCTCTTACAGCGCAATCCTTGGATTCAACCCCTTCTTGACAAAAAGCACCCCGACTTACAGGTTCAATATATCGCATAGCAACTCCTTTTGCTGTTGAAGATGGTATTGTAGCACAGAAATTCATTGTTTTCTAAACTATTTCAAAATATTTTACACTAACGGCACAATCTTCCTTGATTTAATACCAAACTACTGTTATAATTAGACTTTAAGTTTAATAGGAGTTAACTATGGAAAAATTTTGTCCAACTTGTCAAATTAAAAAATCAGTTCAAGATTTTAATAAAGATAAATATTCATCAGACGGTCTTACCTCAGCTTGTAGAACCTGTCGTCAAATGCGCTGGAAAAAATATGCAGAAACAAATCCAGATAAAATTGAACAAAGAAAAGAAGAATTTAATATAAAAAGAAGAGAAGATAGAAAAGAGAATCCAGATAAAGTTAGGCAGGATGCAAGAGAGTACTGTAAGAAAAATCGAGATAAAAGGGCAATTTCAGATAGAAAGTACAGAGAAAAAAATCGTGGAACGTATAATGCATCAAAAGCCAAAAGAAGAGCTAGTAAATTAAAAGCTACACCGTCTTGGTTATCTGAAGATCAATTGTTAGAGATAAAACTATTGTACCTTTTTGTTGCAGAAAGAAGAAGAATCACAGGATTGAAATTACAAATAGACCACATTGTACCACTTCAAGGTGAAAACGTGTGTGGTCTGCATGTACCTTGGAATTTACAAGTTCTCACTGCATCTGAAAATGCAGCAAAGGGGAATAGATTTACTCAACTTTAATTCTCTGCTGGTATTCTTCGTCTGTTTCCAATCGTGCAAACACCAGATACAAATGATTTTTAAACCATCCTGTACCTGTAGTAAAGTTTGCGGTGCAACCTTGGTATAGCATATCAATGTTATCATTACTGATCTTATCAAATGTCTGTTTTACTTCTTGGATAGTTTTACCCTCAAAAATACTCATACTAATTGGAATTGTCTTAATAGTTATAAGTTCTTTTTGCATAATTTACTCCTTAGTATACAAATTGTGTTTCTTGATCTTCCAGATTTCAAAGATAGCTTTACCAGAGGCATCTTCGTCTGTGCATATATAAGCTACAGTTTTCAGAACTCGTGCAAAGCGCACCTGACAATCTCCAACGTCTATTTCATGTGAAAACCCTTGTTCGATAGCCCAAAGGTTGTCAGTTTTGCGGTACGTGAAGTAATTACCAAAGTCACACTCTTGGAATTCACTTTCGTTGAGTTCTCGCATTGTCATCATAACTATCTCCAGTTGTTGAAGCCTAAATTATAAACCAAACTTTACTTCTTTACTGAGATTTTCCAGTCTTGTTACAATTTTCTGCAAATCGTTACGACATGTCTGTACTACTTGGGATTTGGACACACGATCACCAGCATGTTGTAGCAAGTAAGCACGTACTGCTTCAATTTCGCTTGTTACTTGACGTACAGTTACATCCGGAATTTCACGCAAAGTACACAGTACAGAATACAACTTACCTTCAATCTTTTTCTTTTCATCTGAGAGCAATTGTTCTGCTGCAGCACCTTGCATTACACGTACTGGATTACTACCATTAAATTCATTACGATTTCCATTAAATACGTAAGTTTTACCAATTTTAAAATACTCAAGATGACTATGATTTGGAAACTCATACTCAGTTACCTTGCAGTCTTTCAACCATTCATGCACAACATGTTTTTGATATCGTGCAAAATCAACCTCAACCAACTCAGGTTTAGTCTGGTCAATGCAAAATAGTGGTTTAATAAAGGGTGAACCAGTATCAAGCATTGCATGTCGAACTTCAGTCTCAACCCGATGCTTTAGAATTTGTTGTTCAATTACTGGTTTCCAGTCACGTAGAAATTTCTTATACGCAAATTCATCTTCAAGAGAAATAAAAACTAATTCTTCGTCAAGATTACACCACTGACCTTTAGCTTTAAGTCTTTCAAGTGAATCTTCATAAGCAGTAACACCAAGACCGATCATACCTTCATCAGTAGTATTTTTATAACGAACAATGTTGGTCTTGCGTTCAACCTTAAAGATAACTGGTTCTTCTTTCGATGTAATCTGTTCAGATTTATAATTTGAATTTGTGTATTCTTTACCATTGACCACCCATTCACCATACGGAAGCATGAAATGATAGAATTCTTTGTCAATGAAAGCTGTAACGATGATTTTATCTGTTTGCATGTTTGATTTCCTTTGAGTAGTTCATCTGTGGAATGAATTATAGCAAATAAAAAGACCGTGCGGAATTACCCACACGGTTATAAAGGTTATTTCTTATCTTTATAAAATACATGCTTACCAACACGAGTAACTACTGCTTTTGTTTTAGTCCAATAATTACGAACAGAAGTTGTAGCATACCATAACACCGAATGCTCCAACACAGGCTTAAACTGCCCTTCTACCATGCTATCTGCTACTTCTGATACATACCCATAGGCTTGCTTATCTGCAGCCTTTAAACGCCATTCTATGCGCTCTACGTCAGGTTTACGTTCTAATGTATAGCTAAACTGCTTACGCTGCTGAATTACACCACAGTAACTTTCAGGATAATCTGGATGTGTGCGACGATTTTCAATCACGGACGCTACTGCCAAAATACCTGCAGTGCCTTCACTACGTGCCTCGTAATATAGAGCGTTCTTAATACATTTACGTTCTTGATCTTTGACAGCTTCTTGCTCTTGTCGAATCAGGTCTTTACGTACAGCTTCAAATTCTTTTAGCTGCCTGTACTCACGATATTGATCTGTAATCCACATTGCTACAAAAAATATAGTAAGGTAAGTTAACCATCGTTTAATTAGTTGCATTTTATTCCTGTGAAATAATTTTAAATAAATCCTGAGCAGCAGTAATTTCATCTTTGTACAAATCTAAAGCAGTTTCTCTTGAGATTTTATAGAAGTGCATTACTGTATTAATTGCTTTTTGTTCTAAGATATTATACCAGTATTCGTAAGAGTCATCCGTACCAAAACCCTTTTCTTGTTTGGCGTGTTCATCACAAAATGGATGATCACCAGCAAATTGAGTACCACGAATCCATTCAGCTGGTTTATCGCATATTATGCATTTTTGTTCTTTCATTCTTCAACTCCAAAGTGTTCGTTAATCATCTTATCAACATAGCAGTTGCCGCCTCTGTTTTGATATTTCTTAGCTACCTGCATACATTCTGCCACAACCAACTCGGCGAACTTTTCAAAGCACAAATCATACATATCACGATATGGTTCGGGGTTATTTTCTTCTGCATAATCCCAAGCCTGTCGAGCAAGTTCTCTAATTCGTTCGTTCATGTTAGTTTCCATGTGACAAATAATGTAATACTCTGAGAATTGATAAGAGTGTTCCAATACTAAAAGTCAAACTAAAAAGTACTGCGGGATACACGAAACACATCATAACCCATACCAGCACTAAAAATATCGATGCAACATACACTCCCCACGGTACATCTTTAAATTGTGTTTTCATTATTCAACTCCGAAGTGTTTATTAAGTATTTCAATTGAGTCATTTATTGCCATTTCGTAACCATAGTCATGATCACTCCACAATTGCAGATCATCACATAACTGTTCTTTCTGTGCTTTTATAATTTTAGAACATTCTCTCACAATCAACTCAGCGAACTTTTCTTCAAACAGATCGGTAGCTGATTTTGAATATTGATCATCACATGATACTACATAATCCCAAGCCTGTCGAGCAAGTTCTCTAATTCGTTCATTCATTTTTCTACTCCAAAATGCTTATCTGTCCGCAATCGTTTCAATGTGGTGTCCTGGGCATGCCGCTAAAAACAACTCCTCCGCCTTCTCTTTGGATGAAGCACTTAATGTGACCATGCCCGACAACCCCCGAGGGCTTTGATAATATACAAACCAGATTTTCATTCTTCACCTCGCTTAAATTTACGCTGTGTACTGAAGTCTTTCTTATCTTTCTTTTTATTCTTTTGGTGATTAGGTGTTTCTTCGTAAGATGCATCATCAAAGCGTTTTTTCTTGGCTTTGTTAGTCTGAAGGTAAGAGCTTTGCATGTTGTTCCTTAGTTGTGTTGTTACGATGATTGAATTATAGCACAGTTCCAAGTTCAGGGAACAAACTTTCTAAAATATTTTGTGCTTGTTCAAACGTAACCGATCTTGCTAAACAGGTGATGACATCGCCTTCATCATCAATCTCCAATACATCGTACAATGTATTTGATAGTTTACTACGCATGATAACTGTTTCTACTACTTCTGACATATTTACTCCTAAAAGAAAAGAAAGGTAGCACCCGAAGGCACTACCGTAGATTATACCCGATTGTTTAGACGTTGAGCTACATTTTTAGCTTCTGTAAACAAACCACACAATTGCACATCAGTGTATTGCAAGGTGTCAAAGACTTTATGATAACCGTTGTTGAATTTTACAATGTATCGCATTTTATTTCCTTTCGTTTATTACTTTAAAACCAACGCTCTTTATAAGCTTTTTCAATACTAAGCTTCAAAATTGTTTCTGCAATTAAAGCTTGACCATGTAAGATATGATAGATATCTCCAATATCAATTTCATCTTTATTTGCTTGATGAAATAATTGTTGAATCGCTACGTGAAATTCATCTTTCGTCATGTGTTCTTCTCCTTGAGTTTGGCTTGGACGTTAAGAAGACCGCGAACATGATCACCAAAACGACCTCTCTGCTCTTCTTCATATGCACCAAGCAACTCCAACTGCAGGTCAACAACGATGGCGGTGATTGCTTTATGGCTTCGGGCGGTGATTGCTTTATGGCTTCGGGCAGCGCCAGCTTTCTCTAGCTCGTAGTTGCCCTCATGGTTTATCAGCACATCCAGCGCCAGTTTCGATGCATTCAATTGTTCACTCATGGTAATACTCCTTATTGTCATAACTGTAGTATTGTAGCGCATCTAGAACTTCTTTTTCATCCTGTGTTGAATTAAATTCGATGCACTCTTCACTATAAATAGATTCTGTATCTACTCTTTCATTCAAAATAAAGCTTCCTCCATATCTGACAAATCATCTTTGGTTTTACCATGACTTTTCTTATCTAGTAACTCTTGGCTTTCTTTTGTACGTTGGTTATTGTACATTGCAAAAGGCCAATTACTTGGTACTTGATTCTGTTGGTTCAACATAGTGCTCCTTTAAATATTCTTTCATGTAGTTGTCTTGAATGATTGACAACCTGAATGAATCATAACATACATTTTGACCTTGTGCGTTAAGAACAGGTTTTGTTTTTAACTTTTGCATCTTTAATTTACCTACACCAGTTAGTCTTACAGATTCACCCTCAGAGAGCATCTTTTGTAGTACTTTACTTAGATGCACCAGTACATCCTCGACTTCATACTGGTGATATTTACAGGACTCTGCTACAGCTTCTATCAGCTTTTTAAAGCTTATGACTTTACGTTGACCCAAGGGTATACCTCCATAAATCTAGGTAGTGCAAAAGCATAGAAGACTTCTGCAGTTTCAGCAAAAGCAATATCGTTTGCTACGCACATTAGTTTAAATACTTTATCACTACCGGCTACACTGAACAATTCGCCTTCTTTTAACTTCTGTAGTTTCAAAGGTGTAGTTAGCATCTGCCAATCTTTAATGTCGATTTCATTTATCATTGTAGTCCTTGAAAGTCAAAGATTTTGCTAATAGCTTGAGCTACTGCCAGCGCAATTTCTCTATGTTCTGCTTGTGTGCTTTCATCTTTACGAACTTCAACATAATGAATAAAACTACGAATAGTACCTTGCATGTACAAACGAGACATTGTGTTACCTTCAGGCAATACAGCACGAGCTTGCTCTTTGGCAATACCAGCTTCAACAGCCCACTTATAATTTTCTTTTGCAAGATCAATTACTTGCTGTTGTCTACGATTCCATTCGGCAATTAGAAAACGATTATCTTCTGTATCTGTATCAACTACGATGGAATTTTGACGATTCTTTGTATCCTGTAGACGAGCTTCACGTAATACAAACGACAAATCTTTTACAGGATCAGCGTAACGCTGGCTAAATTCTTGAAACGCAAAACTACGATGACGTAAAATCTGTCGTGCAATATCTCGTGTTGTCTCAATTTCAATCGTAGCACTTGCCATTTCAAACGGTGAGAAATGCTTATGCTTTAGCAGATACTTTAGAAGTTTATCTGCTGTATCATTATTGAATTGATTACTAGGATTAGATACCCTAGCACAAAATGCAATAAGTTCTTTTGCTGAATTAAAGTCATCTTTAAATTCTTCTGCTGGTTGTGTGTAACCTACTAACTTTACTTTCATTTATACTCCTTGTGATGATCTGATACATATACTGAACGATCTTGCATGTAAACTGCAATATCTTCTTCAGTAAAGAATTTGTGCTCTTTGTAGATATTATATGCTGAATCAATCCCTACGTCAAGCATTTTACCTTTGCTATCTGCATGATTGCCGTGACAGTGACCGTGTAGATGCCAAGAGCCGTAGCCTTGTTTATGCCAAGAACTGACAGGAAAATGAAACAAACAAACAGATATTTCACCGATCTTGATTTCTTTATAATCATACCACGTTGTGATTAATCGATCCCTTACAAGTTGATCCAAGTACTCTCTACGATCATGATTACCTTTTATGAGAATTTTAGTACCGTTTAAACGCTCTGTAAACTTTGCAATATCATCGTACTTTTTAGCAAATGAATAATCGCCAAGATTATAGCAAACATCTGCAGGTGTTACGTTTTTATTCCAGACATCAATTAACCATTCTGTGTGGTTTTCTTGAGTAGTATCTTTACCTCGATTTGTCAGTTCAACAATTCTACGATGACTTTCGTGTATATCGCTTGTGAATACTTTCATTTCATTAGCTCAATTTCTTCGTAAGTATAAAGAAGTGCACCACCGTGAGAATCTTGATATTTTTCAGCCGCAATTTGTGCTAGATGTTCTGTAGACCATAATTCTACAAACTCAGTATATCCGCTTGAATCAGACCAATATACAATCCATAGTTTCTTTTGTTTCTTTTTCATTATTTGTTCTTTCCAATAAATCCACAAGGAATTATGGGTATTTTACTCCAGTAACCACGCTCAAGGTAATTGAAGCTTTTACGTGGAGCAGCTTGCACTAGTTCTTTTGTGCTGTTGTAGAAAACTACACCTCTACATTCAAGTAACTCAGGTACATCGTGCCATAGATAATCGTACATTGCTCTACGATGATATTTGAACGTAGTGTACTTACCATCGTTTTTAAACGTAGCCAATCCACGATTAACTAAGTTCATTTGTTGCTCGTATGTTAATAGCATTTTATTTCCTTTATAGTTGCACGTAGAATTTACGTTTCATCTGTTGTACCTTTTCATCAGGACAACCATGAATATTTTTATTACCGTGGTAGTTCTCAACAATTAAGCTGACAAAATTAGCACCAGAAAGCATTGCAATATCTGCATATGTAGCTACTTCCCAATCACTTACGCTGGTGTTTGATACAGAAACGTTCATACCTTGCTCTAAGAAATGTATAGCAGTGGATTGACACCACTCATGTGCATCTTTTAATTTTGCAGGATCAAAGTTGTAATCAAAAGAATTTGTATCTTTATTATAACTCGTAAAGAAATCATCAGCCTCTAAATTGATCAAAGTCAATGCATATTGATTAAGTAGATTTGCAAACGTTGATTTGCCGCTGCCCGGAAGGCCCCTTATCAGGAATAGCGTAGGTTTTTCTTTATTCATTTCATACTCCAATTAATTAAACCAAACAAGTAAATAGCTGCAGAAGCTGCCTCTACAATCACCAATGCTTTGTCATTATAGCTAAACCAACCAGCTAAACACCATAAAAATCCACCGATGAAACCAAACAAAAGATTCAGAGGGAATATGTTCAACGTTGTTAAGATCATGCTGATCATATAAAACGCAGTACCCGACCAACGTAGCATTAGTCTACAATCTCTGTAGAAACGTCGGTACTAATAGTGTAAAGCATTATCACATGATCTTTCCAGTCCTGACCATAATCGTACTCTACAGCACCAATACCTTCAATAAAATTACGTTCACTTCGCGTAATACAAGCAGATGCAAACTCCACAAGTTCTTCAATGCTATCTACACCAAAGATACATTCGCTGAACTCTTTGATTAATTCTGCAGTATCTACATTCGGATTAATACGAATTGTTACTTCTGATTCTACAACCACTGCAGCTTTGTATGTTTTTTTAATCTTCTCGTTCATACTTGACCCTTTCTTTTAACATAGCTTCTGCCATTGTATAAGACCATTCAGCAATACCGGGACGATTAGTATCATCACCTCGTGCGAGACAAGCTTGCATTGCTAAACCTGCGAAATGATCAAGTAAAGTCATACCTTCATGTTGCCAATGAAGGACATTACCTTGACCATCATATTCGAAATTTTGTGTTGGATATGCACGATGATTTTTCATCAGATAACCTCTGCTTTCAATAGTTTTTCACCATCTTCTGCCCATGTTAGGCGAAGGTTGTGCTTTTCAGAGTCTTGACTGAAAGTCCTATGTAAAGGTGCATTATATTTATCAAATTGAATGTAAGTTGTAGTCACAATTTCTTTTGGTTTGATGCGGTATTCACAATCACCACTCACACGAATTGTATCATAACTACCAAATTTTTCACAGGTACTCCACCCATTTCCCCTATTGATTTGAATATCTTCACCATTTATCCAAGCAATCAACACGTCTTTTTGATCTTTCAATGCCATGTCTATTTCTCCTTAAAGTTGATTAAAGCTTGTGTACTTTTACACCGTTTGCTTGCAAGTATTGTACACCCGTTACATCACGATATTCTTCTTTGTAGAAAAAATTTTTGATGCCAGAGTCTACGATATCAATTGCACAGAATTTACAACAAGCGTGTGTACAGAACATTGTAGCATCAACTGCACTTTGATTACTGCGTACAAGGCCCATCAGAGCGTTCTTTTCACTGTGACGTACCCTAGGGTCAGTTGCACCATCTGGTAGTTCACACGGGTCGTTTATGTGCTCTGCATGAGCATTGTAACCACAAGAGATGATACGGTTGTCTTTTACGATTACTGTGCCTACTTTTAAACGAGTGGCGTTGGAGCACTCTGCAAAAGCTTCAGCGCATTTCATATAAGCTTTCATGTGCTTAGACTTCATGAATCACTTTCATTTTTACTACCTCTTGATTACGAATCTTAATCGCTTCATCTAAATTATCTGCAGCACACCAACGCTGTGCCAATGCAAATGTATGCCACCAAGGGTCTTCGTCTAATCTAATAAATTTTAGATTATTTTCTTTGTAAACCCAACCGAGCAAAGACCATTTACGCACAAAGTATTTATCGCAGTATTGTACGATGTGTGCTTTAAACGGATTATAAAATTTCATATTCTAGCACTCCTTCTTCAGATGTATAACGAACAATTTTAACACCAAAGCCTTTGAGCATAGCTTGGCAAGTTGGGCATGGTTTAGCAGTTGCCATTGTACCATCATCGTGAAACCGCTGAACAAAAACGCTATGAATATTTTTGCGACCTGCTGCAAGAACAGCAGAAAGTTCAGCATGCACTTTATCTTTTTGTTCTGACTCTCCAGTTTGCAAAGCAAAGTGCTTCATGAGTGGATGACTGCGGTTGTAATCGTTAACTCCAGTTCCTAGCACACGACCTTTCTTATCGAAGGCTGTAGCGATGATTTCATAGCGTTTGCGTGTCATTACAGTTTACGAGCCTGTTTAAGTTTGTGTTGAATACCTGCAAGTACTTTGTGTTGACGCTTGAGCTTACGTTGCTGATTACGGTAGCAATTCATCACATTAAAGTAAGTTTCACTATCTTTATCATCAGGGTTACTCTTGTGCCAGAGTTGATCGATGCGACCCTTCAGAAATTCCAGTGCATCTTCATCTGCAGACAGTACCGCAGAAAGACCTTGCGTAAGTGCCTGCAGTTCTTCTGTGGTAAACGACACAGCACGATGCGTGTGAGCATATGATGTCAAAAACTGCTGCAACTTATTGCTCATTAGCACAGACTCTTGCAAAGGCTTACCTTGCATTGCTTTCTCACAGCGTTCCCACACAATTTCTGCAATTGCAAGTTCACCATCCTCTAACCCCAAGCGTTCTACCATAGAAGCAAATTCAGGTTTCAAGATCATGTTAAGTTCCTTTCGGTTTCGTTGTTGAAGCCTGAATCATAGCACAAGAATTTAGCTTTGCAACAACTTATGCAAATAAATTTATTTTGCACAAAGGTCTTGACAAGATTTGAACTTGAGCTACAATCCAATTTGGGACGTGGGACGGTGAGAAGCTCGGGTTCAAAGCTGAGGTTCATAACTGAAGTTTAACTGCAGTTAATTTTAGTTATAATATGAGTTTAATGTAAGTTATATAGTACATTACATGTTATAACTAACGCTCATACAATAAAGTAATTTAATCAATCTAAAGGAGATATGTGCAGTTACAAACAAAGATTGGTAACACAGGTACAAAAGTTGTGGTACAATTCACGTTGACTGATGAACGTGACATCGATTGGGAAACACTCAAGGTACACTTGTATGATCATCCTGAAGTTGATATCACAGATTTGATCGGTGATGAATGGTCGTTAGAAATCTCAGAAGATGTCTACACTAATGCAGATAGACTTGTGCAAGAAGCTAACGATGATGTTGAAGTTGAAGCGTATATTACAAACCAAATGTTTAAGGAGTAAATTATGAATCGAGTAATTTGTAACGAATGCGAGACAGTAAAGCACTGTATGCAAAATGGATGCATACCAAAGGTTAATACCTTCAAAGAAAAACCTGTAGTGTACTATGACGGTGTACCGCAGTTGTACAACTGGAATGACGATGTGCGCTATCTTGTAGCAAGATTGCAGTATGTTATTGGTCATCCAAATCTTGGTAACTGCAGAAATGTACGTACATCAACAATCTTGAACATATATTTCGATGGTACAATTGAGACTAAGAACACAATTTATAAACGACTTGCATACGAGGATATGGGATCATGAAGCTAAAGAAAACAGACATTAAAAATATTCGGTTGACATGGCAAGAAGTTAAAAACGATGGTACAATCAGTGCTCGTTCTTACGCTTGTGATGATAAAAGTGCAAGCTGGCATCTCATGCAAATGCGTAAGAGTCCTAGTCTTCGTAATATCAGAATGGAGAAACTATGAGTTACACAGTTGCAGAAGAACGTATGCAAAATTACATTGATGAACTAGAGAAAGAGAATCGTTTGTTACGTGCTCGTAATGATCGGTTGGAAGCTGAAGCTAAGGTGGTGTCTGTGCAGGAGCCTGTGGCGTGGGTTGAGCATGAATGGAGTGGTAGCGGTTTGCGTCATCTTCATTTTGAACGCCGTGAGCAGTCGGTGCGTGATGAGGTTATGAATCCTATTTGGACACCCCTCTACACCACCCCACCCGTAGCAAAGCAACAATGGGTTGATCTAACAGACAGACAAATCGAAAGTATCTTCATTGATGCAGGTTGGTCATGGGGCGAAAAAGCTGATATGTATGTACCTGCAGTAAGAGAAGTTTTGAAACTATTTAAGGAGACTAACGAATGATTAAACTAATTTTTGTGCTATCATTAGTAACACTGATTGTAGCAATGGTCTTTTTCTTTTTAAAGAGTCAGATGCATCTTCAAAGTGGAAAGCAGTGAAAACTGTGTTATACTTGCTGTTCTTCGGGTTCATTGCTATGTCAATTCTGGCTGGCATTGTTATTTTGTTTTAATTGAAAGGAAATTCTATGAAATTTATTAAAAGCGTAATTCTTGCCGTTGTAGTTGCTATTGCTTCTGTAGGTTGCACTCGTATTGAAACTGGTGAGGTTGGTGTACGGGTCAATGCATCAAAACAGATTGAAGGCTCTGAGTTACCTCCCGGTTCGTGGAATCAGACAATGGTTGGTTCTGTGCTTACATTTCCTACAAAAGATATCTCTGTGACACTCGATAATAAAACACCAATGACTGCAGACAATAGTGCTCTAGCAGACTTTGATATTACAGTTGTCTACGGTTTGAATCCTACTTCAGTTGCTGAACTGTACTCAACAAAGAGTCGTAGCTTTCACTCTGAGCATAAAGGTGATATTTATCTGATGCATTCGTACATGAGCACTCTTGTTAACAACGCAGCTTATAAGGTTGTTCGTGGTTACAAATCACTTGAAGTTGCAGACAATCGTGCAAAGATCGAAGAGCAAATTCGTGATACTGTACATGAACAACTCAAAGCTGAAAAGCTCGATAACTCTGTTACACTGACTGTTGTGCAAGTGCGTAATATTCTACCTAATGCTGAAATCTTGCAGTCTGCTACGAACTATGTTCGTGCTCAAAATGAACTGAAGATCAAACAAACTGAAGTTGACATCGCAAAGAAAGAATCTGAACGAATGGCAGCACTGAGTTCTAACTCTGGTCAATCTATCGCTTATATGCAAGCTCAAGCACAAATGAAAATCGCAGAAGGTATTGCAGCAGGTCGTGTTAATACGATTGTTGTACCGATGGATTTCAAAGGTATGATTAACATTAAGTAACAAAGGGAGGGCTTCGGCTCTCCTTTACTATTTGGAGAAAAGATGAAATATTTTGTAACTATTAAAGTTGAGGAAACACTAGTAATTGATGATGTGTGCAATGAAGCTGAAGCTATCAAAGATGCTTTACAACAATTTGATGCTAGTGCAAATGACCCTGAAGTGGTAGAAGTATGGAGTGATTAAGATGACTATAGAGATTTGTGGAACATGTAGGTCACCTTACAATTCAAAAGGTAAAGGTGAATGTTTTAATACTAAAAGCTTTAAACACAAGCATCACGATGTGGTTGTTGCGTATTTAAATGGTACTACTATTGAAACTTATGCTGGACCAAAATTTGGTTGGTTAGAGATTAATAATATTGCAGAATCACAAGATGTACCTTGTTTTCCAAGTAGTATTGAATATAGGATTAAAGATGACACACAACACCGATAAAATTATTTGCAACGCTATTACAACACCCGATGGTACTTACCTGCGTAGCTACCACCGGCACGACTACAAAGAACACTTGGATAAACTGACTGGTGAGATTTTCATGGTAGACGGTGGTACTGACTACCTACGCCGTAGCTTTAATACAACACCTGCTACATTTATGGATGTATACCTGAGTGATCCTTTTGAAACTATTCGTAGAAACTTCGTATGGAAATCCTACGGTAAGAACGGTGAGCATATCCCACACGGTGTTTATATTTTGTTGTGCGATATGGAAGATGATCACATTCATGCTATACTTGAGACTCAGCAGCACATCAAGGGAACTTACGTAGAAGACTTGATGAAACAAGAGTTAGATTATCGAAAGGAAGATCATGCACTATAAAGATAATTTTGAAGATGCTGTTAGCCGCATAGAGTATGCTCATTCAGTGGTTCATAACGCAGGTTATCATCGTTCAGATCGAGACTTACATCTTGCACAAAGGTTACGGCAATTAGTAAATGACATTAGAGATGCAAGGCATAATTATGATGAAAACGGTAATGAAAAGGAGAAAACTAAATGAGTGACGTAGAAGTATTTTGGTCTAAAGTAGCTGAGAAGTTCGGTGACAAACGCACATGGCATCAGTTGAATCCTATGGAGCAACAGATGGTTATCCAAGGTATTAACATGATTTTACAGGTGGTGCAACGATGAGTTTGGTATTTCTAATTTATTTGGCTGGTGTTATTACTAGTATTGCAAAGTTTTTAAGTATTATCTTTGTCAATACATGTATTTTTTATGCTCTATATGTAATAGGTTATTTACTTTATAATGCAGACTACTGGCATAAAAGAGGTAAATTTCATTCATGGCCTCTTGCTGTAATTCTAGCTTGTGGTACAATCGGAGCATTTCTACCAAGCGAACGCACAATGTGGATCATGGCTGGTGCATACACAGGTGAAAAAGTAATGGAAAGCACTATTGGTAAACAAACATTGGAACTAATTGAACTTAAACTTGCAGAAGAACTTGAGGTTATCAAAGGTAAAGTCAAGGAGAAAACTAAATGAACTTCCCAAAAATTATTTGGCAATCACCTAAATTTTTCCACTATGCTGGTTTATACTTGAAGCTTGGTAACAAACGATATCGCTTAATTAAAGTAGGAGCACGATGATGCCTAGAGCTAAAAATATAAATCAAAAAGATATTGAAGAACTAAGAGAATATTTGAAGTACGACGAGTCTAGCCCTTCTTGTCTAATTTGGATAAAAAATTCTAAATTCTCAGGTAATAGAATTGGAAAAATGGCGGGTGCTTTACATTCTGGCAGAAATACACAATATTATGAACTAGATGTAAATGGTAAACGTTATCAAGCACATAGAGTTGTAATGTTATTAAATAATTTTGACATAGCAGATAAAATTATTGATCATTATAACGGTAATGGATTAGACAATAGACTTGATAATCTTAGAGTTGCAACAATTGCTGATAATCAAAGAAATAGAAAAATTTCTACTAACAGTAGGTCAGGTAAGATGGGCGTAAGACGTGTAGCTATACTTAATGGCACCAAAACAAAGCACAATTACTATTGGGAAGCTGGTTATCATGATGAAAATAGTTGCTATCACAGAAAGAAATTTAACTGTGAAAAATTTGGTGAATTGATTGCAAAAGACTTGGCTATTGAGTGGCGAAATAAAAATATTGAAATTACAAACCTAAGATTAAAAGAATTAGGTCAGTTAGGTTATTCTGATAGGCACACATCTGAAAGGACAAATGATGACAATTCCTGAAGGTTTCAAACCTCTCTTAGCTGTAGAACACAGCAAAGTGAAAACACAAAGTTTTCCATACTATCTATCTGAGAAATTAGACGGTATTCGATGTATTGTATTTGGTGGAGTTGGTTATTCACGCAGTCTCAAACCTATTCCGAATGCTTTTATTCAGTCTTATTTTAATCAATATGCCAATATTTTGGAAGGATTAGATGGTGAGTTAATCATTGGTGACAAGAACGCATCTGATGTATTTAATCAAAGCACAAGTGGTGTAATGCGCCAGTCTGGTGAACCTGATTTTACATTTTGGGTGTTTGATAAGTATATTTCTGGTACTGAGTACACAAAACGAATTGATAAGATTCCAGTTGAACTACCAGATCGTATTAAATTTCTACCACAGTTTTATGTAACAAAACAACATGAAGTTGATGAATGGGAAGCATACTTTCTGAAACAAGGCGCTGAAGGTGTCATGTTAAAAACTCCACACAGTGTGTATAAGTGCGGTCGCTCTGGTACTAAAACACCAGAACTACAAAAGGTTAAACGATTTGTAGATAATGAGTTTCAAATCATTGGTTGGGAGCCTAAGTACACCAACACCAATGAAGCAAAGACCAATGAATTAGGACGCACTATGCGCTCTACAGCTAAAGATGGTATGGTAGCCCTAGATACAATGGGATCGTTGATTCTATGCACCTCTAAAGGCGATACATTCAGTTGTGGTAGTGGTATGACTGATGCCATTCGTGCTGACCTGTGGGAACGCAGGGAAAAATTGTCAGGTCAACTTGCAAAAGTTAAGTACTTTGATGTTGGAACAGGATACAACGTACCTCGCTTTCCAGTTTTAGTTGGCATTCGACATAAGGATGACCTATGATCGATAAAACACGCAGTCCTATCCCAAAGTGGCAACTCATGCTTTTTGGATTGTCAGAAATATTTGATGGTCTAGTGATTGTTTTATCTCTAGGTATGTTATCATCTCGTTTGTCTATGAAGGCTATCTCTTATTTCACAATCAAGCATTTTAAATCGAAAGGAAAGAACAAATGACAGAAAGAAAACTCGCAACTATTCGTAAGATCGCAGCAATTGAACCCATTGAAGGTGCAGACGCTATTGAAGTCGCTGTTGTCGATGGTTGGAAAGTCGTAGTAAAGAAGGGTGAATTTGCAGTTGATTCACTTGCTTTATACCTAGAAATTGACAGTTGGGTTCCAACAGAGCTTGCACCATTCTTATCGAAAGGTAAAGAGCCTCGTGAGTTTGAAGGTGTAAAGGGTGAGCGTCTACGTACAGTAAAACTACGTGGTCAAATCTCACAAGGTTTGTTGCTACCATTATCTGTAGTATTTGAACTACCACCTACTACGGATGTAGATATTCTTGGTGCAGATATGACAGAAGCACTTGGTATCATCAAATGGGAACGCCCAATGAATGCTCAACTCGCTGGTATGGCACGAGGTAATTTCCCTGCGCTAGTACCAAAGACTGATCAAGAGCGTATTCAAAACCTGACACGATCTTTTGAGCAGTACCAACAAGATACTTGGTCAATCACAGAAAAGCTTGATGGTTCATCTTGCACATTCTATCTAGACGATGAAGGTGTATTTCATGTGTGTTCACGAAACTTAGACCTGAAAGAAGACGAAGCAAATTCATTCTGGAAAGTAGCTCGTAAGTTTGATATTGAAGGTATCATGCGTAGAAATTTTATGGTACGTATGGCAATTCAAGGTGAAATGATTGGTGAAGGCATTCAAGGTAATCAGTACAAAACACAGCTTGACTTCTACGTTTACGACATGTACAATACTCATACAGGGCAATATATTTTGCCAGTACAGCTTAAAGCTGCATGTGAAAAGCTTGGGTTGAAGCATGTACCAATTCTTGCTGAAGACATTTCGCTTGTAGGTGAAAGTGTTTCAGGTATTCTTGCACAAGCTGAAGGTAAATCAGAGCTTAATGGCTCTGAACGTGAAGGTCTTGTATTCAAGAGTAACACCGTACATGATCGTAGCTTTAAGGCTATCTCAAATAAATGGTTAATCAAAAATGAATAATGAATAAGGAGTAAAATGGCAGCTTTCATCAAGCATACAAGTTGTGAAGCTTGCGGATCATCAGATGGTAAAGCAGTGTATCAAGATAATTCTAGTTACTGTTTCGTCTGTCAACATACAATACCATCTGAAGAGTTCAAAGAAGCAAATCAAAAGAAACCATCTAGAGTTCGCTCTAGTGTTAAAAAGGAAGAGAACATGGAAGTTAAACTTAGTAGTAAACCTGCATTGACACAAGAAGAGAACTCAGAGATTAAATCTGAAACTTCTGTCAAGGCTAAAGGCTTTCGGGGTATTGACGATAGTGTGTATGCCAAGTTCGGTGTACGACATGCTTTTGCAGAGGATACAGGCGAAGTTATGGAGCAGTACTACCCCTGCACACAAGAAGGTCAGTTAGTAGGCTACAAGGTCCGTGAAGTACCTAAGAACTTTTATTCCAAAGGTCGTACTGGTGCTGACTGCGAGTTGTTCATGCAGTTTAAATTTAACCGTGGTGGTAAGTATGTGATTATTACCGAAGGTGAAATTGATGCTTTATCTGCATATCAAATGCTATCAGAATATAACACGAACAAAGGTTGGGACTTTGAAACTGCAGTTGTATCTCCAACTACAGGCGCTAATTCACACAAACAAATTGCAGGTCAATTCCGCTTTTTTGATTCCTTTGAGAATATCATTATTTCCTACGATAACGATAAAGCTGGTCAAACCGCTACAGAGCAACTTCTTAAAGTACTACCCAAAGGTAAAGTCAAGATTATGCCAATGCGTTATAAAGACGCAAATGAATATCTTGAGAAAGATAAATTAAAAGAATTCATCAGCGACTTCTATGAAGCTAAAAAGCAAGTTCCTGTTGGTGTACTGGCATCTAGTAAATTGTATGATCGTATCATGGGTCAAACTGCAGTTGCTAAGATTCCGTTTCCACCTTTCATGCAAAAGCTTAACGAGTTGTTCGTTGGTGGTATGCCACTAGGTCACATTGTCAATATCGCTGCAGATACTGGTATTGGTAAAACTACGTTGGTAAATGAATTGATTTACTACTGGATTTTTAACTCACCACACACTGTAGGTATTGTATCTATGGAGTTAGATGCAGGTCAATACGGTGAAGTGCTGTTGTCTAGGCACTTGGAAAAGAAGCTTGCATTGATTGAAAGTCAAGATGAAAAGATCGCTTACCTAAGTACAGATCGTGTAATTGAAAAAGCAAAAGAGCTTACTATTAAAGAAGATGGTGATTCTCGCTTTTATCTGCTGGACAATCGTGATGGTAGTATCGAAGAGATTCAAGATACAGTTGAAGAGTTAGTATCTGCTTGTGGTGCTAAAGTAATTGTGCTAGACCCCTTACAAGATATTCTTGATGGTCTATCCAATGAAGAGCAAGCTGAGTTTATGAAGTGGGCTAAAGGCTTTATTAAGAGTCACGGTATCACTTTCATCTTTATTAATCACATGCGTAAAACACCTGCAGGTCAAAACGGTGCTGATAGCGAACAGAACATTATGGGTTCCAGTACGATTATCAAATCTGCTTCTGCGAACATCTTGCTAAAACGTGATAAGATGGCCGAAAGTGAAATTACACGTAACAGTACTGAAATTAGTGTAACTAAGAATCGTGTATGCGGTTTGACTGGTTCTGCTGGTTTCATCTACTACGATAATGCTACTCATACATTGCACAGTTTGGATGAGTGGTTAAATAATCATTGATAGTTGACATGAGCCTCAAGTTGTGATAGACTTGGGGCTTATTTATTTGGAGGATAGTAATGGATCGCACGAAAGATTGGGTTTGGGATATTGAGACATACAAACATGCTTTTACGTTTAGTATTGTTCGTGCTGATGGTAAGTTCAAGAAGACCTTTGAAGTATCTGCTCGTGTAAATGAAGTGGATCGTATTCTTACTTGTCTTGACTACTTACACGATAACGACCATCGTCTTGTAGGTTTTAACTCCTGTGGATTCGATTACCCGATTGTTCATAAGTTGATTGAGAATCGTGATGTTCTACCAAAGACAGGTAAAGCTCTTGCTGCTAAAGTATTTCATTGGGCACAACAACAGATCGATAGTTTTAAGAACGATGGTTTCGGCTATACAGTAAAAACCGAAGATCAATACGTCAAGCAAGTTGACCTGTATCGCATCTGGCACTTTAATAACAAAGCTAAAGCTACAGGTTTGAAGATGCTTGAATTTAACATGCGCCTTGACAACATCGAAGACCTACCTTATGACATTGAAGAAGAACTTACTGATCAAATGCTTGACGATATCAAAGCTTACAACGAACACGATGTAGCTTGTACACTTGCGTTTTACAATGCATCTGCATCACAGATTGACTTTCGAGACAATCTAAGTGTTAAGCTTGGTCGTGACTTTACAAATGCAGATGATACGAAGATTGGTGCTGAGTACTTTCAAATGGAGCTTGAAAAAGCAGGTGTATCCTTGCACACTCATAAAGATGGTAAACGTGTAATCAAGCAAACTAAGCGAGATAAAATTGCAATTAAAGATTGTCTATTTAACTACTACAGTTTTACACAACCAGAATTTCAAGCTATTTATGATTGGTTTTCTAAGCAAGTTATTACTGAAACAAAAGGTGTATTCTCAGATATTGAAGAGCATAACCTTTGTGAAGTTGCAAAGTATGCAGAGCTTGAGATTAAGCGCAAGAAGTTCAAAACTAAACCTACAGAAGCTGAAGTCAAACTATTCATGAAAGAACATCCCTTGGGTTGGATCGAAGAAGAAGAGCTGAAAGCTACAGAGTATTTGTTTGATGCTGAAGGCAATCATGTAATGGAATACCCATTAGATGCTGATGGTTCACCTGACTTTACAAAAAAGCAAAAGAAGGCTCGTGTACCCAAGAAATCTTATTGGGGTTGCTACCGTATTGCCGCCACTCTAAACGTGCTTGTAAACGGCTACAGAATCGATTTTGGAGTAGGTGGTGTACATGCATCTTTGAGTGAAAGAATCGTCAAGGAAACCAAGAGTTATATGGTAAGGGACGCGGATGTGAGTTCAATGTACCCCAACATTGCTATCTCAAATAGAATCTATCCAGAGCACCTTGGTGAAAAGTTCTGCGATATCTACCAAGATATGTACGAACAGCGTAAATCATATGCAAAGAATACTGCAGAAAATGCTATGCTCAAACTTGCACTCAATGGTACATATGGCAAAAGTAATGATAAGTTCTCTGTGTTTTATGATCCAAAGTTTACAATGTCAATTACCATTAACGGTCAACTGTCTTTGCTGATGCTTGCAGATCGTTTATTACAGATTGAAGGCTTGAAGCTTGTGCAGCTAAATACCGATGGTCTTACGGTTGCAATGCTGCGTAGTACAGAAGAGCAATATAAAGAGATTTGCACTCAGTGGCAGTCTGATGTAAAGCTAGAGTTAGAATTTGTAGATTACTCAAAGATGATCATTCGTGATGTAAACAACTATATCGCTGTGTACACCAATGGTAAGACAAAGCGCAAAGGTGCATATCAATACGAAGGTCTAGGTTGGCATCAAAATCAGTCTGCACTGGTCATTCCTATGGCTGCTGAAGCAAGCATGACTACAGGTGTAGATGTTCGTGAGTTCATCAAACAGCACTTTGAAGCTGGAAATATATTTGACTTCATGCTACGCACAAAGGTTCCACGCAGTTCAAAACTTGTGTTAGAATTTGAAGATGGTCGAGTACTTGCACAACAACGCATCTGCAGGTACTATCCTTGTGTATCTGGTGGTAAGCTTGTTAAGTTGATGCCAGCATTACCTGACAGCGAAGACAGGTCAGATCGCAGACTAGGTATCGATACCGCTTGGAATGTCAAGACATGCAACAACATGCAAGACTTTGAAGGTGATATTGATTTTGAATACTATGTGCAAGAAGCTGAAAAGCTAGTTATTGGAGGTTAACATGCGTAAAAACGATCTTATTAAACTGCTGCAAGAAACCAAGGGTAATCCTGAGATTGTTCTTTGGAATGGTCTTGTTGGCGACTACATGCAAATAGACAACAAATTGGTTGAAGGTGAACTATCTAAAATGACTTTTGAAGGTTTGCTGCATTACTATTCTCTTGAGCGTAAAAGAGATGAAAACGATTGGAACTATGAGTTAACTGAAGAAGAAAAGCAAGGTTTACTTAAAAACTACAAAGACAATTACAAATGGGAGATAAATCAGTTTGTAACTAAAAAAGATATCAAACGTAAAACTCATAAGTCCAAGCGAGTGCTTTATATTAATGCTAAAATATCAGGTAAGTCTCACAATGATCGTTTAGGTTCAATTTATTATTGAAAAGTTTACAATGGCTAATGTAAAACAAGGTACACGCACTAGACCACCTCAGTGGTGGAAGCATCTGAAATTCTTCAAGAAAGTATTTTGGAAAGCAGAACGTCAAGCACACAAAAAGGAGATTAAACATGAACGAACAGATTAAAGAACTTGCTAGAAGTATTAGTCCTGAAGCATGGCGGCAGCTTGACCATCCTGATGATGTCGAATGGTGTAGAAAATTCGCTGAACTATTAATACAAGAAATTTGTAAATTGATTGAACCTGATGAAGAGTGGCGTAAAGATGCATCTTGGGGTTATCTTGGTGGTGAAGAAGGTGTTGAATTACTTGACGGTGCAGTTAGAACAATCAAAGGGCATTTTGGAGTACAATCATGAGCTATGGCGGTTTACCATTTTGGGTATACGAAGTAATTTACGAACAAGACCTTGCTAAGATGCAATGCTGCTTTGAAGGTGAGTGGTTTGCTGGTACTCACAAGAAGTTACCTGAACATGTGATCAGCATCTCAAGAGCTACTTTTAAAACGCACGATGTTGGAGGTTGGAATCATGAAAGAGTACTACGTGGTTTATAAAGAATACAAGCAACCAATGCTTGGGCACTTTATAATTACTGCACAAAACAAACATGAAGCTAAACTTGCATTTTTATCTTCAGGTATTAAACATGATTACATTATAAAGGTTATCTTATGAGTTATATTTATAAGTACAACAAAGAGCATAATACTTTGGAACAGTACAAAGATGGTTTATTGAGAGCTTGTATGCAGATGCCTCAGTCTGATTTGAACAAGTTAGCTAGATTGAACATCAAAGAAAATATTTTACGAGTTGTTGACACAGAGGTAAAAACTGATGTATAATTGAGATATCAAACGGGATTCGTTCAACGGATAGGACATCTTTCTTCTAAAGAGATAATAGTGGTTCGATTCCACTATCCCGTACCAAATATGGAAGCTGTAACTCAGTTGGTAGAGTCATTGGGCAGGTTACTGTCGATAGTGTAGAGGTATTCTAGATAAACTACACTAGGCGAGTCGGAGGTTCAAGTCCTCTCAGCTTTTTACAATTAGTCCCGGTTCTCTGCAAGCTTCGCATCCCTAGAAGTAAGTACAACCCGAGGTAGGTGCAAGCCCTATCAACCTGCAGTAATGCAATTGGAAAAAAGATGCGAGTAATGGTAGACTTCGCATTTGGATTTCTATACCTGCGGACCGTCATCCAATAGGAAAAGACAGTATAAAACCAGTTTAGGGACTGATAATATACTAGAGATTATTCGTTGAGTACTTTCTAGTATATTATTGCGACAGTAGCTCAGTGGTAAGAGCAGGGTACTCATAATGCCTTGGTCGTGTGTTCAATTCACACCTGTCGCACCAAACAAAGGAGTAATATGAAAAATCTACTGATTGGTTCACAAGCATTACAATACTGGAGTGCTACTTTCAAAGTAAGACCAGATTCAGATTGGGATATTATCAGTGAACATAAAATTGCTGACGATACAAAGCGTATTGAATGCCACACATTTGATCAGGTTGGTAATTACGATCTGCTAAACTATGCCAGTACGCATTGGATTGAAATTGCAGGTCAAAGAATTTATGTGGTTAATCCTGTTGGACTTGCTATTGTAAAGCGCAGTCACCTGTGGCGTGATCGTAAGTTTGAAAAGCACATGACACAATACAATATGCATTTAAAGACATATCGTGCATTCTTTACTGACAAAGATGAAGAAGTGTTAAACAAGCGTATTAAGCTCACAATGTCAGCATATCCACAAGGTAATCCAAACTTGATGCAAACAGTAGAAGAGTTCTTTGACGATGCTGTAACTAAGAAGTACAATCATGATTACTTGCATGAGTTATTTGCTTACCACAAAGAACCTTTGTATAAAAAACTACAAAAAGATTCAAGTTTAGCGTGGTGTGATAAAAATCTGTGGTACAATCTAAGCCATGCAGACAAACTTAGATGCATTGCAGAAGAAGCTTATGTTATTTCAACTGAAAGGTTCTTAGTACCTTCAGATTGGAGTACACCAGCTAAACTAGCGTTTTACAAGTCAGTCAACAAGATTTGTACTACACTGTGTTCGGGTTGGTTTAGGGACTATGCAATTGACAACTATACAGAAGTCTTGGATATGTTTGATGCTGCTAAATTTGAGAATGTTAAACAAGTTTTACTAAAGGAGTAATATGTCAGATAAACTAATTGATACAGTCAGTGCATTACTTGCAGAAGCTGATAATGATGTTAAACGTGACTTTTTTAATGCTGAGATTAAGTCTGAATATAGCAAATGGGATGAAGATAGTGTTATGGAATTCAAAAAACATCTCACCGAAGCCAAGATTGATTTTGAACTTGTAGATAATTACGGTGGTGAAGACCAAGGTTCTGAGTACTGGAGTGTATATTCATTTACTGATGGTATGCAAGTTGTATTCATCAAGTTCGATGGTTGGTACGCATCTTACGAAGGTAGCACCTACGAAGAGTTCTATGAGGTACAACCTGTAGAAAAAACCATTACTGTATTCGAAAAGAAATAAGGAGTGATATATGAGTCTTAAAAGTACTTTAGAGATTATATTTGAAGAGATAACCGAAAGTGGTTCCGTAGAAGGTATGATGGACGGTGATTGCTATGGTCAAATTAAAACTGCACTAGACAATCAACAAATTGTTTACACAGTTGAAGATAGTTACGGTGGTGAAGAGCAAGGTTCTGATTACTGGTGCGTATGGAAGTTTAGTAAAGACGGTCAAGAATGCTTTGTTAAATTCTACGGTTATTACGCATCACACTACGGTACAGACTACCAAGGTTGGAGGTTTGTAACACCTCAACAAAAGACAATTACTGTCTATCAATAATTCAAAATAAAGCTTGACTTGACTAACAAGCTTTGTTATAATCTGGTTTGTAGCGAAAGCTGCATTAGTCGTGCCGTTGAGCACATTTTAGTCTGTAACATAACTAGTCCTCGAAAGGAAATATATGAATAAATTAACTGGAACTCTTCTCTATGTCCAACTCAATAAGCCTGTAAAAGCTTATGTCAAAGCTGGTGAAGCTGGTGAAGATAAGAAGCCTGATGAATGGAAAGCATCTGTAGCAATTGTAGATGAAGACATTGTTGATCAATTTGAAGATTATGCCAAAAGCATTGACGCAAAAGTATCGGTCAAGAAAGTCAAAACTGCAGAGTTCGAATCTGTATATAAAACTGCACCACCTGAAGGCGCAGCTAAGAATATTTGGGTTGTCACTCTCCGTAAATCTACAGAACTAGGTAAAACTGGTAAACCTGTGCCTGATCTATATCGACCAAAAGTATTTGAGAAAGTCAAGAATACACTAGTTGATGTAACGAACACAAAGATACCTGCAAATGGTTCTATTGGTTCAATCAGTATTGATGCGTTTACTCGTAACAATGGTACAAGTTCTCTTTATCTAAAGAATGTTCTTGTCACTGAAATGATCGAATATGTACCAGAAGAAGGTTCAGCAAGCGATTACAATCCCGGTGATGAATTTGGTGATGAAGTACCTGCACCAAAAGCAGCAGAGAAAGCTGAAGCAAAACCTGCAGCTAAACCTGCAGCAAAAGCCAAAGCTAAACCAGTGGTTGATGATGACATGGATGACGATATTCCGTTCTAATCATATAGTGGGGGACCGAAGCCCCCACCTTTAATATTTACTAACTGAAAGGACAATATGACAAAACAAACTAAAGATATCATTACAATTGTATCTATTCTTATCTTTGCTATTCTAGCTGTCATCTTTGTACCATTGGCTACAATCTGGTCGTTAAATACATTGTTTCCAATCCTAAGTATTCCTTATACATTTTATAGCTGGTTAGCTGTAGTAGTAATGAATCTCACATGGATGTACAAACCAAATCTCAAAAAGGATTAATATGCAAAGTAAAGAAGCAATCGCAAAACTAGTACGACTATACACACAAGAACAATCACTAGGTGAAGAAATCAAAGAGATTAAAGATGAATGCAAAGCGGCTGGACTTGATGCCAGTGTGTTGTGTGCAGTAGCTAAAGCTATCGTAAAAGATGGTGTAGAAAAGCTAGTAGAAAAATCAGAGCTAACTCTAGAAGCTATTCAGGCTGCTCGTAGCTAATGAATAATACCCGTAGGTGAAAACTTACGGGTTTTTCTTTTAAGGATAATATGACAGAACCAGCAAAAAGAATACTCATCGTGGATGCAGATTTGATAGCCTATCGTTATGCTGCTGCTAATGAAAAACGCACCATCATAGCCAAGCACTTAAAATCCAGTAGAGAAAAAATATTTAAAACCAGAACAGAACTCAAGGCTTTACTAAAAGAGAAAAACATTGAATTTAAAGCTGAAGATTATAAAATTCAAGATGTGCAAACAGCTGCTTCTATTCGGATTGCCTTGCGATCTGTAAAAGGCGTTATACAGCGATTAACAGAGGCTACGTGGGCAGATGAAGTTGAGCTATACATCGGTACAGGAAAGACGTTTAGACACGCTCTAGCCCTTCCTACGCCGTATAAAGACAATAGAGAGGACTCGCTAAAGCCTTTGCAACTCGCGGACGTTAGGCGATATATGCAAGTAAAGCATGGGGCACAACTTGTAAAAGGTATTGAAACTGATGATATGATCACGATACGTGCTTACGAAGAATTAGCAAAAGGTAATTATCCAATCATTGTATCTGCAGATAAAGACGCACAACAATCTCAAGGTATTGAGGTGCTGGATTTTACGCAAGAGGTTTGGAAAGGTAAGGTTATTCCACAGGTTGGTTCACTGTGGAAGGTTGTCATTGGTAAGGGACCAGCCACTGAAATCAAAGGAGATGGACTTAAATTTTTAGCCTTTCAAACATTAGCCGGTGATAAAGCAGATACTTATTTTGGATATAAACTGTCTAAATTAAGTTATGGTCCCGCTAAAGCATTTAAGGCATTAGAGAACACTAAGACCGAACAAGAGATTCTACAAGTATTAATCAGTGAATTTAAACGCTTATATCCTGAGCCTTTTGATTACACAGATTGTCATGGTGTATTACACAGCGATGTAGATTGGTTTGACATGTTGCAGCTTTTTTGGAGTTGCGCTTATATGAAACGCAGCATAGACGATGAAAGTAGCTTCATTCAATTTGCTGCTGAACGAGATGTGTATGTCAACTAAAGATAAAACAATTGATCTTTATAACACAGCAGATGTTAAAAAGGTAAGAGAGTTACTTACAAAAGAGCAAGATAATAAGTGCGCTGTAACTGGTTTAGATATTCCAGTTAAGCAGCATGTTCTTGATCATAACCACGATGAAACACAGCTTGTAAGAGGTGTATTACATCGTCAGGTTAATGCTTTTGCAGGTAAAGCTGAGAATGCCTTTACACGATTAATTGCTTGGTGGTATCCAAATGATTTACCTACTTTGTTAAGAGAATGTGCAGAATATCTTGAGAAAGAACCTGATACACGTTACAGGCACAATGGTTGGGTAAAAAAAATTAATACACAATTTAACAAGCTAAAAGAAGCACAAAAAGATTTAGTATTAATTGCTTTAGGTAAACCTGCAGGTAAGAATACAGCAGAGAGGAAAAAGTTGTTTCAATCTGCAGTATTGACAAAGCAGTTCAGTTATGATACACTACGAGATATTATCAACAATGCAAAGGAGTTATAATGGAAATTACAGAAGTTGAAAAGAATACTTGGTGGGCTGATCGTTATGCTCCTAAGATGATCGATTTGGTTGGACGAGTATTTACAGAAGTAATTAATAATGGTAATGAATTAATTTTATGTAATGATAAAGAATATTTTAAATTCTATCATGAGCAAGATTGCTGTGAGCATGTATCAATTGAAGATATTACTGGTGATTTAAACGATTTGATTGGTGAGCCTATTTTATTTGCAGAAGAATCTTCCAGTTCTGATGAAAATGCATCTGATTCTGGTACATGGACTTTCTATAAGTTAGCTACAGTCAAAGGTTGGGTTGATATTCGCTGGTACGGTTCATCAAATGGTTATTACTCAGAGGGCGTAAGTCTAACTTACGGTAAGTATGAAAATTAAAGTAATCGACTGCAACGATGGTTTGCTTTGGTATGCTAAAAGAATCGGCGAAGAATTCAAAGTAGAGTTCATTGAAGACAAGGCATATTGGGCAAGAGAAGGTGGACAATTCAATGCTCTAAATTGGATTAAAAAAGAAGATGCAACAATTACGGAAGGTAATGTACAGTGAAATATACAACAGATATTATTGAAAACATTTGGAATATGAAAACGGCAGGTTACTCTTCAAGAGCAATTGCACAATCTTTAGGTATTAGCAAGTCAGGAGTAAACGATATGTTTAGGCGCAATAGTATATACCCTGAGTTACAGTATGATCCCTCTGAAGTAGCATTTCGCAGCGATGGACCAAGGATTTTAATCTTTGATACAGAAACTAGTTGTCCGCTTGTATTTGCATTTGGACGCAGGAAACAGTACATTAATGACAAAGCCATTTACAAAGAAGGTGGACGTATTCTGTGCTTTAGCTACAAGTGGTTGGGTCAAGATCATGTGCATAGTCACTGGATGACACCTGAAGAAATTAACGACAATGATGATAGTCGATTGGCTTGTATTTTGTTTGGTTTGTACGAAGAAGCAGATGCTGTTGTAGGGTACAATTTGCAAGGGTTTGACGATAAGGTTGTTCAAACAAGAGCGTTAGCTTGTGGTCTTGGTAAATTACCTACTGTAAAAAAGATTGATCCTTACTTGCAAGCCAAGAAAAAACTTCGATTACCTAGTAATAGTTTAGACAATGTTTGTGCTTATTTTGGATTACCTCAGAAGACAGCAACAAGTATGGAATTGTGGGTAAAAGTTCAATCTGGTGACACAGAGGCTATGAAACAAATGGTAAGTTATTGTGAAAACGATGTAGACGTTTTGCAAAATGTTTATGCACTTCTTCAAGGCTTAGGAAATGTAAACACAGACTTTAACGCAGCTCTTTACTTTAAAGATAACATGACAAGATGCAGATCGTGTGGTAGTTCAGATGTTGAAGTAACAGGTAGGACTGTAGCTACTGCAGTAAGTTTATTTGAAGAAGCTCGTTGTAACGTCTGCGGAACTGTACATCGTGTGCGACAATCAACCACTACAAAAGAAAAAAGAAAAAGCTTGATTGTGTAATGCAATCTATGCTATAATCACTGCTAGTTCCAAACCCCGGTTAATCGCCGGGGATTTTTTCATCTTGAAAGGATATCAAATGCAAAATGCGCAACCTTGGGTAAAGTGGTTGATTAACCATAACATGAAATTTGTAGTATACCTTGTGTGGTTTCTCGTTCTTCCATTGTTCTTATTTGCTTACATTGAAAATGCAGTAGAAGACGCAACAAAAGAGTTCAAAGATATTCAACAACTAAAGAAAGGTTAATATGACAGATTACAATATTTCAGACTTCCAAGTGGACTGCTATGCGTTCAATGAAATTGCAGGTAAACACAATAAAACAACTTTAAAGGATATTGAGTTCCAATACAAACTTATCTTAGAGGAAACCAAAGAGATTAAAGACAAAGGTATTGATAATAATAATGTCAAAGAAGTACTAGATGGTGTTGTCGATGTAATGGTCACTGCTCTAGGTTTACTACAAAAGCTAGAATATCTTGGTGTAGATACGAATAAAGCGATGCGAGATACAGCATACAATAATCTGACAAAGTATCCTTCAAAAGAATATACTGCAATTAAAACTGCAATGATGTACGAAGAAGAAGGTAGCGTAGTCAATGTAGAGTATAATTCAGAGTATGAACTTTTTATTATTAAAAATTGGAATGACAAAGTTATGAAGCCAATTGGTTTTGAATCTAACGATTTATCTAATTGCATTCCTAAAGAACTATTGTTGAACGGTTTTAAGGAGGATTGATTATGAGTTTAAACGATATTACAATCGAAGGTAAAGATTATGAAAGTATCTTTGATGAACACAGTAGCAAAGGTTGCGATCTATGTGAATTTCGTAATGATAGCGAAGGTTGCAGATTAGCAAATAAAATTGTAGATTGCTCTGCAGATGATGTATATTTTGTGCCAGCATCAACAGTAGATTTACGATCTGATACACAGCAAATCAAAGATTGGAAAGCTTCAGATACAATGACCGTACAAACTCCCGGTACTAAATACGATCAAGGTAAGTTGCAATATACATTAGTACCTCCGTATGCATTACAAGAAGTTGCACGTAATCTAACGGAAGGCTTAAAGAAGTACAAAGAGCGTAATAACTGGCAGAAGGTAGAAGGTGCAGAGCAACGTTACATGGATGCTCTTATGAGGCATTTTGAGGCTATTAGAAGGGGTGAAATCTATGATGTAGATAGTAGTGACCCAACTATCAGTCATATGTCTGCTGTAGCCGTTAACGCAATGTTCTTACTTGAATTTATGTACAACCCTGAATTGAAAGGTAAAGTATGAACTTTTTATTAGTTATTTGTGCAATTGTTATTATTTGTGTTCTAGTATTAATTTATGCCGCAGCACATAAGATGATTCAAGAAAATAAAACTCTGCATTCTACAGATGAAGATGCAGATGACAACCTTGATTTACCCAAAACCCTGTGATATAATCACTATTCTCTTAATTTTTAAAGGTAGTACATGAGTAAAAAATTAAAGTTCCCTCCACGTCCAAACGCTATTGTAGCACTGTGCATTATTTCAGAATCTGAGATAGTAAAAGTAATGCCCAATTATTCAGCACAATTTGAAAATGAAGAGATTAAGTTTAAAAGCTTTCTATATTCTTTAGGTATGGACATAAGTAAACCGTTCGAACGCCAAGATGGATTGCAGCACCGTAATCGATTTAATGAAATTGTCGTGTGCAGTAGGTGGGTAGGTTCAGAACGTACAGATGAAGCTTGGATTTATGGTGGTTATGCTAGTAAAGCAGCTATTGATAAAGCAAGTGGGAGTAAGTTAACAGAAGATGTTTACCGTTCAAGATATGAGACAGAAGATGCACAAGCGATGCTTGAAGCACGAGATAAATATACAACAATTACAGAGGATGAATAATGCAAATTAAGAAAGATTACACCCGAGATTCATTGTTTGATGAACTTGGTTTAAAACGATTAAAAGAATCGTACATGCGAGATGATGAACAGTCACCTCAAGATAGATTTGCTTTTGTATCACAATCTTTCGCTACAGATCAATCACATGCTCAACGTCTTTATGACTATGCATCAAAACATTGGTTATCTTACTCTACACCAATTCTATCTTTTGGTCGAAATAAGCGTGGTTTACCGATTAGCTGTTACTTGAATTTCTTGGATGATACTTCTGAAGGTTTGGTCAACAATCTATCTGAAACAAACTGGTTGTCTATGATGGGTGGTGGTGTAGGAGTACACGTAGGTATCCGTGGTTGTGATGAAAAATCTGCAGGTGTAATGCCTCATTTAAAAGTATATGACGCATCTAGTTTGGCATACAAGCAAGGCACAACTCGCAGGGGTTCTTATGCTGCTTACTTGGACATTAGTCATCCAGATATTACTCAGTTCTTGGAAATGCGTAAACCAACTGGTGATCAAAACATGCGTACACTTAATCTAAATCACGGTGTAAACATCAGTGACAAGTTCATGCAGATTATTGAAAAATGCATGATTGATCCAACAGCAGATGATTCGTGGGAATTGGTGCAACCACACAGCGGTAAAGTAACTGAAGTTGTTTCGGCTAAAGCTCTTTGGATGAAACTGTTAGAATTGCGTATGCAAACTGGTGAACCGTACCTTTGGTTTATTGATCGTGCAAATGAAGGACTACCTGAATATCAAAAAAGACTAGGATTGAAAAATCACGGTTCTAATTTGTGCAGTGAAATTTCATTAGCTACATCTGCAGAACGTACTGCGGTTTGTTGCTTGAGTTCAGTAAACTTAGAATACTTTGATACTTGGAAAAACGATTCTCAGTTCGTTCCTGATATATTAGAGATGCTCGACAACGTTATTGAATACTTCATTCAGAATGCCCCTGATGAAATTGCAAGAGCAAGATTCAGTGCAATTCAAGAAAGAAGCGTAGGTGTTGGTGCATTAGGTTATCATGCTTACTTACAAAAGAACAATATTGTCTTTGAAGGTGCAGTAGCTAAAAGTACCAATATGCGAATGTTTAAACACATTAGAACACAACTTGATGCTGCAAATGAAAAGTTAGCAATGTTGCGTGGTCCTTGTCCAGATGCTGCTACTATGAATATAATGAAGCGTTGTAGTCATGTTATGGCTGTTGCACCAAATGCATCTAGTTCAATCATCATGGGTAACACTTCACCAAGCATTGAACCTTACTCGGCAAACGCATACCGTCAAGATACTACTTCTGGCGCATTCTTGAATAAGAATAGATTTCTAGATAAGATCATTAAAGAAGAAGCTTTAAAACATGAAGATTCTTGGTATGATGATACGTGGGCAAGTATTATTGCAGACGATGGTTCAGTACAGAATCTAGAATGGATGGATCAGTACACCAGAGATGTATTTAAAACTGCTGCTGAAATTGATCAACGTTGGATTGTTGAACAAACATCTGATAGACAACAATTTGTTGATCAAGCAATCAGTACGAATCTGTTCTTTAGACCTGATGTTAGTGTAAAATACTTACACGCAGTTCACTTTCAAGCTTGGAAGCAAGGATTAAAATCTTTGTACTATGTACGTAGTTCTAAATTACGTAAAGCTGATAAGGTAGGTCAGAAGGTTGAACGAAGAAGAATTGAAGATGAAATCGACATGACATCATTAGTAAACAACGAAACTTGTTTAGCGTGTGAAGGTTGATGTATAATAGGGGCTGCTTCGGCAGTCTCTTTCTATTTTAAGGATATAAATGAAAACAAAATTGAAACTTACAGATAAACGCAGTTACTTTAAACCGTTTAGCTATCCTTGGGCATATGATGCTTTCCTAATGTCTGAGAAGATGCATTGGTTACATACTGAAGTACCAATGATTGAAGACGTTAACGATTGGAAGAATAAGCTCAGTGAAAGTGAAAAGCAGTTTCTTACGCACATCTTTCGATTCTTTACACAAGGTGATATTGACGTAGCTGGTGCATATGTAACAAACTATCTACCAAATTTTCCTGCACCTGAAGTACGAATGATGTTATCAAGTTTTGCAGCACGAGAAGCGATTCATATTGCATCTTATTCACATCTAATTGAAACATTGGGTATGCCAGAAACTACATACAATGAGTTTTTGCAATACGAAGAGATGAAAGCCAAACATGACTATATTGAATCTTTTGTAGTGCAAGATGAAAAATCAAAAGCTCAACAGATTGCCGTGTTTAGTGCTTTTACTGAAGGAATGCAATTGTTCAGTTCTTTTATTATGTTACTTAACTTTGCAAGATTCGGTAAGATGAAGGGTATGGGTCAGATCATTGTTTATTCAATTGCCGATGAGTCTCACCATACCGACAGTATGATTAAACTGTTTAGAGAATTCGTTAAAGAAAATAAACAGATTTGGACAGATGAACTAAAATCACAGTTATATACTATTGCGGAAACAATGGTTAAACTGGAAGACAAATTCATTGATTTAGCTTTTGGTGTAAATCAAATGCAAGGTTTAACCAAGGAAGAAGTCAAAAACTATATTCGATATATCGCAGATCGAAGACTAATATCTTTAGGTTTAAAGGGTATATTTAAAATTAAGAAAAATCCATTACCTTGGGTTGAAGGAATGTTAGGTACAACTCACACTAATTTCTTTGAACAGAGGGTAACAGATTATGCTAAAGGAGCCTTAACAGGTGATTGGCAAGACGTGTGGGCTAGTTAATAGTACAACGATAAGATGAATTATTACATATTTATCTTGCATTACTGACAACAATGTGTTATAATAAAATATATACAATAGTTTTAGAGTAATTAACTAAAATGACAAAATATTTTCTCCGTAGTATTTTTGTATATATTTTACTTATACGGCACAAGGAGAGACAATGCAAGATAAAAATTACTGTGTATATTTTCACAGGCGTAAAGATACTGATGAAATTATATATGTAGGTGAAGGAAGAAAAGCCAGAGCAAAACTAGTTAGACTTGATAAAGGTAAAAATGCAAAGCACCAAGAGATAGTCAAAACAGTAGGCGTTTATTATGAAGTTTATAAAGATAATCTAACAAAACCTGAAGCAGAACACTTAGAACAATATTTAATCAAGAGTCTCAAGGAAGCAGGTACACCTATAACGAATGTAAACAGTAAGGCTACCGCATCTACAACTTACACAAGAGAAGAATTTGAAAATTTATTCTATGTTGATCCAACAAGTCCTAGTGGGTTGCGTTGGAAAGAGGATCGAAGAAATATTAAAGATGGTTACATTCTTGCAAAGAAAGACTCTGTAGCATGTTCTAAAAAGAAAACAACAGGATATTGGTATTATAAAAATAAATCATCTCATAGAATTGTTTATGCGCTTGTTTACGGAGAGTGCCCTTCAGATTTGACAATTGATCACATAGATTGTAATAAAGATAACAATTCAATTGAAAATCTTAGGTTACTCACTCGCAGTGAAAATTCAAGTAGAGGTAATATTTACAAAGTTATGCCGAGTGGTGAAGACGTTTCAACAGCGAAAGTCACAAATGCTCAGGTGCTTGAGATGTACAAACTATTTGAACAGTTTAGAACTAACGCAGAAATTGCTGCACTTTTCACTCTCCACGAAAGATACGTATCTTTAATCCGACACGGTAAACGCTGGAAGAAACTTTATAAAGAATATGGGAAGATGTTCCCAGAGTCTTTTACAGAGACAACAACAACTTATTCTCAAATTGAAGAAGCTTGGTATTTAATCACATTGGGATTAACTAACAAAGATGTTGCTGCTGCTACAGGTATTGAAGTTAGTACAGTATCGAGAATTAGACATAAAAAGTTATTTAAAAATTTAATTGAAAGGATAGAAAATGAAAAATCTAGTAGTATTTAGCGCCCACTGGTGCGGCCCTTGTCAACAACTGAAGAAAAAACTTCAAGATGTTGACCTCGGTATTCCTGTCAGCACAATTGACATTGATGCAGACCCTACAGCTACTGTTGAGTATAATATTCGTTCAGTACCTACGCTGTTACTAATAGATGATATGCAAGTTGTAAAACGCAAGACTGGTAACATGTCAGTAGAACAATTGAAAGAGTTCTGTAAGTAAAGTATAGACGAAAAAATACCCCGTAAGTTCCAACTAAGGAGCCTACGGGGTTGTCTTTTATTTGCGATAACTATCTAGCTGATCTTTTACAGTATCATACTGCTGATAACATGCAAGTAAGTGCGTTTTTAATTCTTCGGTATCTCTAGCGAACCGGATAAGAACTGCTGCATCATCTCTATATAATTGCGCTCCAGTAGCTCCTTTGGGGCTTTCTGCATTACAGGTACTTGAGGTAGAATTGCTTGTGGTACTTCTTTCGGGACGGTTGAGCAAGCTTGCAATAGTAGTATTATACTTACGATCAATAGCTTTGATTTGAGCATCTTTTTTTCCTTTGATAGCTTGCACCTTATCTTTTAATTCAGATTCAGCTTTGAGGCTTTTAATCTCAAGTTCTTGTATTTTTTTATTATATATTAAAACCTGTTCAGCAACTGCTTTATCTACGGCTTTATTAATTTGCCAAACATGAGTTAAGAATACTGCTGTAATTAAACTTATAATAATAACTATCTTGACCCATATTAATTGCATATTAATCTCCGATTTATTATTTACCAATACAAGTATTATATTCTTCAGTTCTACGTTTAGTTAATCCCGGTAAAGTATTACCTTTGAACTTATTAAATTTTAGAATCTCTTTACAAGCACCTTCATAATCATAGGCTATTAACTTCTTAGATAAAGTACTTTTACAAAATGCATTTGCACCGATATTATATGTAAGGGAAACATATGCGTCAAACTCATACTGATACATTGGCACAGGAGCGCATCTTCTAACAGCATCTTCAAAGACCTCGACATGTTCACCAAGGCGTTTTAAAGAGGCTACAGGCGTTGTTCTCTGCCCTAGTGCTACCCTACTACCATCAGAGTTAGTTGTGCTGCCAAAACCGATTGTAGCGACATCTCCCGGTACTGGTATGTAAGCAGTGTCACGATAACCTTCATGAGATGCAATACCAATTAAACCACCTGCAGATAACACAAGACCTGCAATTACTGCTCTAGTTTTATTCTTCATTCTATATCCTTTTGCGCTACCAGTCTAGCTATAAATGCACCTGATACTGCAACAAAACTTAATACTGCAAATGTACCTCTGTCAAAATAATCAAAGAATAAAGGTAAGATAACTTCGCTTGCAGATAATACACCAGCTAGAATAATAAACTTAATACTCCAAGCTTTACTTATAATTTCTTTCCAGTTGGTATACAGTTTCATATCATAATCCAATTATCATTTTAAGAACATTTGTAATACCCATTGACTGAGTAAGTACAACTAATACTGCACCCATCGCTAAATATTTAATCTGATTTAATGTCTTCTCAATACCTGTTAGAGAATTTCTTAGATCAGTAGAAATATCTTGAAGTTTTTTCAGTTCTTCAGCATGGTCTTCTACTTTTAATTCTAGTTTAATCACACGATGTTCAATTTGTTCCGCCATACTAATACTTTCAAATTCTGTAAATAAAATAGGCCACCCGAAGGTAGCCTAATGATTTGTATATTATAACATAACTATCTATTAAAATCAATGTTTTAATTAGATTTCTTCTAAAGTTAACGATGAAGAATACAAAGAATAAAACTGATGTGTCAATACTGATAAGTTATTAAACTTAGCATATATCTGATAGCTTTGTTCTTTTACAACATCATCATCCAAAGGAAATACCGATACAAATAAAGCTTTACGTAAACCGTTACCTCTTATTAGACTTAACATCTTAGGTCTATCGTTTTCTGTAATAGAGTCTAAATTAAATGTCAGTGTTTTGTGAATAGTACCATTTGATGTAATCAAATTTCCAGCTTCAGTTCTGCGTTGTTCACTGGTGTCTAAATACCCTAGCTCAACACCGAAACTTGCATTGATAGAAGGCGACCAATATGCACCACAGACAATACGACTAAGTTCAATATAACCTGCAGGATTTGTTGTATCTGAAATTATAACTTCCATCTTTCTTGCTGAAGTTGCATTAAACCAACTTCGTGCATAAGTACCTCCACCGTAGTTATAAGCATTTACACCTGCAGTAGAAATGTTACTCCAGCCGCCGAATAAATCAGTTGGTGTATAAGCTCCTGCGTTTACAGCACCCGTATCTAATACAGGTGTAGTATCTGTAGTAAGCGTATACAGTTTAACTCTAATAGTAGCAGATGAAGTTAGATTACAAAATGGTAAAATAACACAAGATAATGATTGTGATGTAGTCCATGTTGCTGTTACAGTTGCTGTTGTTGAAGTAGACCTCCAGACTAAACCTTTAAGTTCTTTTTGTAGATTACTAACAGGAAAACCTGATGTTGTACTAGATGCTGTTAATGTTGAAGAATCTATTACATTGTCATATAGTATTCTTAAATTGTTTTGTGCCATAAATTTCCTTTAACCACAGATGTAAATACAGGCTATCATTTTGATATCTGCAGAATTAGAGAAGACTGCCGATTCTCTTGCTTTTGCAACCGTATAAGATCGAACTAAATCATCAGATTGTTTCATACCTTTTCCAGCCATACTAGATGTGACAATTAAATCACCTGCAGCAATGTTTCCATTTTCACCACAAACATTTATTTGACCTTCTCCTAGAGCATTAATCGATACTACTTTATACTCTGAATTAAGTGCATCAATATCGTAATCAGCTTTCAACCTTAAACCAAAAACTTCTTTTGTTGAATCTTGAGTTTGTTTTTCATAACTATATGATTCCCATAAAGCACTGGGCGACATTTCAACAATAGGTGAACTTGTATTGAATATACCAATTGCAACTTGATTAACTTGCGTTGATTTAGAGCATTTAAATAAGCAGTTTGAAATATCCAGTTTATAAAAAACCTCTTTATCTACAAGGATGTCACCTACCTCAAAGTCTTCAGTTTTATTGATCAATGCTTCGTGAATACCAGTAAAAGGTGCAGTACCGTCTGTGATCTTAATCTGACCACCACCAGAAGGAGAATAGAATGAATATGCTCCGGGTGAAATCCAACCTTGTTTTGAAGTAGAAGTGTTAAAGAACTTTGCAGCGCCACCACCTGTTCCTCTATTATATACTTCTAGGCATTGTAGATTGTTAGAAGCCTGATCAAACGTAATCAGAGGATCAGTAGTACCTGATATAGCAGAAGATTCGTATACCTGTAATCCTTCAAGACTACCTGCTGTTCTTCTGACAACCATAGCTGGTAACGAAGAACCTCCAATAGTTACTGTTCCACCCCATCCAGTACCACTAATAGTACCACCAGAGAAGTTACCAGCTGAGACAAATTTTCCATTCAGTGTAACCGTTGATCCGTTATAAGTAATGTTGTTAGTAGAACTACCAAAAGCAAAAGTACCGTTTGCGTACAGTATACCACCAGAGCCAGTCATTGTGGTACCACTGATTGCAGCAGTATTAGATTTAAAATCACCTGTTACTGTCAAAGAACCTGTGTTAGTAGAAATCGCCTGTAAATTACCAACTTTTAAATTGCTTAAATAAGGTACATTCCAGACTGTATTATTAGTTGCTGGAGAATAAATACCATCAGATTGATAAACAGATTCACCCGCTACAATTGTTGGTGCTGTAGCTTGCCATACTGTACCACTACCCCAAGAACCGTTTGGTGGGTAACTCGTGCTACCAGTTGTTGTAATAGTTGTTGGTGTTGTGGCTAAAGAGCTTAATGTAGTTTTCGTATAGCAAATTCGTGCAGAGTTTCCAGTAGTACCTGTACCACCTACAGCGCCTTGTTCTACAACAGGTGTTGTTTCTTCATCCAATTGAACAGTTGTACCACCAGCAAGATATAATCTTACTCTAACAAAGTTAACACCTGCAAGAATTGTATATGTATAGCTAGATTGATCAACTGAAGAAGTATATCTGTTTGTATAACTAACACCATCTGTACTTGTTGATACAATAAATCTACCAGAGTAAGCAGTGGGTGTTCCAGAGCCAAGAGTTGAAAATGCAGAGAAAGTAATAGTTGTTGGATTATATACACCTGCAGTGCTTCTATAGATTGCCGCAATAGAGCGAGTGATAGAATATACGGTGGCGTCTGCACCTTGAAAACTTGGTGTAATAGTTGCATCTGTAATCAGTGTTGAGGTAACACCTGCTGCACTTCTAATATAAGCAGTAATGCGATATACAGTTACCGTTGTTAAATTACCCGCCCAATCTCCTAGAGTACATGAGGTAGTAGTAGCGCCTGTAATAGTCGGTTCAGTTAGTGTATCACCAGACAATAATGTAATGTTTACTCTGTATGATCCATTTGTAGTAGGATAAGTTGTAGCTTGTGTATTACTATCTAGCAATAGAGCAGTACTTCCTTCATAAATAGTTACAACACCTCCACTACCTGTCCAAGTTTCTACACCAGTACCATTCACAGGTACGTTATGACTGTCATTGCTGTAGTCAATTACAATAGGGCTTATACCTATAGTTCCGTCTGCGCCATTAAATACTTTGGTTACAGTAAGATCAGAAGTATAAATACCACCAAGATAATTTAAAGTAGCTCTAATTACAAGTACATCTGAGGTCATGTTTGCATAAGCTAAAGTCCATGTATTACCTGATTGACCACTTGTGCTAGACACCGTACCAGATACAACAGACCAAGCAACTGTACCAGATATCTGACCTTGAAACTTAGCTTCTATCGCATAGCTTGAAGGTGTAGCTACTGTATCTACAACTTTAAAAACAGGAGCAGGTGTAGAAAAATAAATAAAATTAGACGAACTAGTACCAAGCCTGATAGCAGACGCTTGTAGTATCTTATCTTTATCGTTAATAATAGTTGCCATTAAATCAGCACCTCCAATGTTATAAAGCCAATATCCCAATCAATCTCTATTGAGATAATCTGAGCATATACCCCTGACGTTAATCCAAATCTTTTATGTTGTACAGTTACCATATCACCTAACTGTAATTGTAAAAACTTACTTGTTGCGATAAAACGATAAACATATCTAGGTGTACTCCACAGATTTACTAAACGAGTAGCTTCTGCAGTAACTTGCCCTGATGCATCGGTAAGCATTAAAGTATTCTTTTGTTCAGGTAAAGCATCAAGCTTATATAAAGTTTGAGCAGCAGAATTAGTATAAGTTTTACTCAACCATTCACCTGACATTAAATCTTTGTGTGCAGATGGAATACCTGTTAAAAGATTATCTTGTATTGTCCAGTTCTTGCAAAAACCTAGTTTACTTGTTGCCATGATTTCTGGTTTTTGACTTACCGCTAAACTGTTTTGAATAATATAATCATCTGTAATAGTTTCAGTTCCAACTACAGGTATCGTTACTTTTAATAACCTTAGTAAACCAGAACGTGAAGCAACCAATTGAGCACCTACACTAGCAGCTAACTCTTGACATACGCTGATTAAGTTATCTTTTGCACTGATATAAATACCAACCGCTTGTGGATGATTAGTTTCAAACGTACTGAAATTAGTCAAATCAATATCTGCGTCTGTAACACTTCCAGCAATACTAGGATTACCGAAATTCTTTATAATGCGTTTGACTATGTTGGAAACAGTATTATTATAAGTTGGATTTTTATCGCCTTGTACTGAACAAGTGATAGCACCTGCAGGATTCTTTAAGAGCTTAAAAGTTCCTTTAACTAAGTCAACTGTATAACCTGAAGAAATAATCAAAGGAACACCATTGTCTCGTACTTCGATAATACTTTCAATTGGCCCATCGTTTACCATAAACTCAAGAGTTGTTGGATCAATAAGCAACGGTGTAATATTAAATACCTCACCAAATACTAAAGGTTTAACCTGTTCTTTATTTGGATTATCATATACTGCAGTAGAAACAATACTACCTTGATAATAATTACCAAGTACTTTATCAGTAATAGGAGTATTAAGCTTTTGCATTATATCTCGCAGTTGTAAATTGATAGTATCTTTATCACTAGAATTTACATCTGCTACTATACCTGAAAAAATCTTAGTAAAATCTGCACGAACAAACTTAGGATCACCAATATAGATAGAAATTGCTCTACCTTGCCATGCTGCTTTTAACCAATTATCGTATTCACCATTTGTATTGTCAATGGAGATATCACCGTAGCTTAAAGAACCTGCACCATCCAATGAAAGATTCTCTGTAAAATTTACAGCAGTTTTTAAAAGAGGTAAATAAGTTGCATTACTTGGAGAATCACTTGCACCAGTTACGTATTGAATATTACTCAAATACAGATTAGTCTCTGTACCCGAAATATTTGCTGAGACTTCTACAAGCATACAACGAATTGCAGTAGGGTCTTCTAGCCACGCTTGAAATTGAGCGTTAGTTAATGCCATATCTTCCTTTATAATATGTGAATAACCCACTGCCGTTAAACAGTGGGTTATCTTTATTTAAGTTTTACACTTTCGCGTACTTTTGAATTCCAATTAGATTCTTTACTTGTTTCGTTAATAGCAGTATTAATACTATCAGCGTTACGTTGTTGAGCATCTATGTTGGAAACTACAATTGTAGCAGTTTCTTTAGACTGTTGTTCACGAAGTTCAACTATCTCTTGTCTTAGATTTCTGATTTCAGTTACAAGCACAATGTTAGTTTCATTTCTATCGTTTAAGCTTTGGAACAATCTTGTGTTATCTGCTGCTGGTACGATTCGTTCACCCTTGTGAATCTGAGCGTACATATCAGAAGGAACATAGTTTGTGCCTTGAGCAAAGCCGGGTATTGTCGCAGGTGCTGTTCCTGCTGCAATTTTAGCTGCTAGATCAGTTCCACCACCAAGAGATACTGCACTTTGTGCAAATGATTTAATAATGTCTTCTTTAGATATACCTTGAGTTAAAGCATTCATCCAAAATTGTACACCTTCTGCATCACCTGTACGATTTGCTAAGTCTTTATAAAGTCTTTGAACTCTGGCTTCTGGACTTGTACTAATACTTTCAGAAATTTGGCTAAATGTACTTCCGGTTTTAACAGAGTTAGTCCAAAACGCTTCACCACCAGCTTCAGGATCACGTCCTAAAAACTTCTGGTATAATGCAGTAATTTCATCTTTAATTAACTTACCTACGTTTTCTTGAGCTACAGCTAAGTTATCAACTGCTTGTGCTACAGATAGTGTAGCTTTGTTAATCAGATTTAAAGCACTAAGTTGTTTTTCAGCGTCAGAACTTTGTTTGTCTAATTCGTCTGCAGTACTTGTCAATGCACGTTGAACTGAGTTAAAGTCCTCGGTGTACTGAGAAGAACTTGCGTTATACATACGAGATGCATTCAAGAACGCCGTTGCAGAACCTTGTAGTTGAGCAAGTGCAGCATCTTTCTTAGCAATCTCTTCAGTAGTAACAGCAGAACCTGTTGCTGTAGCAAGTATAGCGTCAAATTGACCTTTTGATTCAGTGTACTGTTGTCCCGGTGTAAGTGTAGTACTAGAACCTAACAAGAGAGACTGACTAAACTGTCGTAAAGACTCTGCGTTCTTTTTCAGACTAGACACAGTATTCTTAATTGTTTCACCTTCTCTATTACGAGCTTCAGTTAAATCGTCCTGAGCAGACTTAACATCTTCTAAAGCAAAGATATAATTCTGTGTTGATTTAAACACTGGATCAGTAGCATCTAAAACAGATGCTCTTTGAGCTGCGAGAATTTGTTCAGGTGTTCCAGTTAATTTCAGAATTTGCATCTGCATATCTTTTAACGTAGAACTTAGATCAGTAGTAGCATTATCTGCAGCTTCTGCTACAGGTACTAACTCGGCAAAAGCGTATTGTAGATCAGTTAAGTTTTTAACTAAAGCTGGATTCTCTGCTTTTTGAGCAGCGATCACCATTTGTTTAAACTCTTCACGAGTCTTGGGAAGCGTTAAGTTTAATTTACCAAATTCAGTTGTTAAATCTTTACTTAAATTAGCAAGTTTTTCTTCTTGTGTAAAAAAGTTATCATAGAAGAAACCAAATGTTTTTGTAAAACCTTCAACACCACCAAACAAATCAATAAAAGCTTGTGCTGCATCTAAAGATGCAAGCTCTAATTTATATGTTTCAAAACCTAACTTCTTAAAAGCATCATTAACACCGCCCATGAAAGATGAGAGTCTAACTAAAGCTTGTAAGTTAGTTTCATTTTCTCTGCGATAACCACTAGTACCGATCACAGCCTTAGCCATTGATTCTTCAATCTTAGCAAACTCTTCTTGATACTTTTTAATTGCATCTTCTGGAGATAAGTCTTTTAAGTTAATCTGAAACTTAGCACTAAAATCTTTAATAGCATCAGAGCCAAAACCTGCTGTTTCAGCAAGGTCCATTGCAGAATTTTTAATTAGTCTGAAATCAGATGCAATGGCACTACGATCTGCTTCTTCTAAAACAGATGGTATTTCCTTGTCACTACGGAACCATCCACCTTTTTCAATTGCATATCTTTCACCTTGAAAACCTGTTTCACCTCCAAGTGTACCACGAATACCAACGTCAGTTAGTTTGCGTCCAAATGCTCTGTTAGTAATACCTGATACTACACCTGTGCCTAGTGCCAAAAGTGGTCCAAGAACTGGAACAAATGAAGCAGCTACTGTTGCTATGTCTTGAAGAGTAGAAACGGTATCATTGATTTTATAACCATTACTGATTGCTCTATTGGCGTACATACCACCAACTGAACCAACAGCTTGAGCACCGTATGTTGCAAATGCAGAGGGTGTAGCAGTACCGTAAGCACCATTTGTAGCGAGTAGACCATCTATACCTGTACCTGTTGCGTTCGCAAATAAAGTACCACCTGCGTTTGCTGCCGACATAGTACCTGCTGCGTATTGAGCGCCTACATTAAAAGCTGAACTGCCATTCTTATATAGGGATACTAAATTATTTGCACCTGCTATAGTAGAACCAACTCCACTCCCATCTGATCCACTTGAACCAGTAAGTAAGTTTTGAAGTAGTCCACCAAGAGTAGCATCGACAACAGCTTTAACTACGATTGTAATTGGCTTTTTAAGTTCAGCTACAATTAAATCACGTAACTTAGTACGACCAGCTTTACCACCTTCAATTAATCCTGTTAATACAGCGTCAGTTAAACCATCAGAGATTCTGTTGTATTCTGATAATTGCTTTTCAACAAAGTCGTTTGCAATTTCAGTGTTTACGTTTAACTCTGCATCTAATCTGCGTTGTCTTGCACGATCAATTTGTGAATCTTTTTCAGTTTGAGGGATTGCTCTTTTATTAATATCTGCAATTTCTTTTTCAAGCTGTAAATCTAAACGTTTTGTAGCAAGTGCTTTTTTACGCTGTACATCAGTCGCACCAATTAAAGAACGCTGTAGTATTAGTGCATCTGTTTGATCTAAAATTTGCATGTTCAATGCATGTTCTGCATCTAAAGAATCAAATAATGCATCATCAGTTTTCTTTTGAGCTTCAGTCATTTTTGCAAGAGCGTCTGCATGATCTTTGTGTGCTTTGATAACTCCCGGTTGAATTGAATTTAACTCTTGAAGTTTAATGTTAAACTGATCTTGAGATATCCAACCTTCTACAAGACCGATGTTAAGTAGATTTAGTTGATCTGAATAATTCTTGGTAAAACCAGAAGCTTTATCTTCAAGATCAGACATTACTTTTAAGAATGCAATTCGTTCTTTTTCAGCATTAGTTAATTCTTTTGTTTCTTTAGAAGTCTTTGCGGGTTTATCTTTAAGCGTTTTTTCAAAAGCAACAACATCAGAAGTATTTTTAGCTTTTTCCTCACCAAGTTTCTTTTGAGCTGCAATTTCTTTTTCTAACCCTTCGACAGTCGCTTTAGCAACTTGAATTGAATTTTTACGGTACTGGTCTGTCATAAAACCATCACCAGCTTGCAGAGACGCTAATTCTTTTTGAGCATCTATTAATTTTTTAGCAACAGGTGTCGCTCTACCAATGTTTAGAATCTCATTCCAAACCATTTTAGCACCTTTAGCTACATTGAAAAAGAAATCTTCAAGAAAACCCATATCTTGTTTTATCGCTTTAGCTGCATCTCTCAATGCTCCAGCATATGCATCTGTTGCAACTTTAGCTGCTTCTGTGTGTTTTCCAGCACTTTCAAGTTTCTGAATATATTTTAAAATATCTACGTTGATTGTACCTAACTCTTTTGCAAAAGGTATTAAACCTTCTAGTGGTTTTTCTGAAATTTTACTGAAATTCTTGGCTAATGTGTCTGCACTAACACCTGTAACTTTACTTACATCGACAATTGTAGTTGCTACTGTTTTTAAGTTATCAGAAGTAACATTGCCTGCTTTGGCAATTTCTGTGACTGCTTCAACATATGCACCTACATTACCTTTGGAACCTGCATATGCTTCAGACAAAGCAAGTGCAGAGTCGGTGGTAAGACCTAAAGAACCCCCTGTCAGGTTAATCGCTTTCGATAATGCAGATTCTTGTGCAATGACCTCTTTAATTGCAACAGCATATGCAACCAATGCTACTAGAGCACCCGCAATAATAGCAGAAGTCATTACAGTAACAGCAGATGCTAGGCCTCTAAATACACTCATTAAAGAACCGCTAGAACCCTCCATGAGAGCTATTTGATATCTTAGATTTTCTAATAGGGATGATACACCAGTTATATCTGCAATAAATTTATTTGTACCTTTACCTGCCGCTAGAAATGCACCACCAAGCGCACCACCTACAGCTAATCCTACATCTTTTACACTGCTTGCCATACCGATTGTAGCTTTTGTCAACATGTCCCCCATGTCTTTACCAGCTACACCAGCCAAAGCAAATTGATCTCGTAACTGACCACCTTGTTGTAGTAGAATAGTGAGAGGTGCTTGACCTGTGGCTAGACCTACAGCAATGTCGGTAATCTGTGGACCTAGTGCTCTTGATAGATAATCAATTTGACGATTACCTGCAGCTTTTTGAACAGACATTAAGCTTGCTTTGTACTTTTCAAGTGCAATAGTTTGTTCTGCTGCTGTTTGGCCTGAATGCTTTAAAGCTTGTTCAAATTTAATCAATCTATTATTAACTGCGCTTGTTATATCACCGCCAGATTCAGTTAAACGATTCACTCTGTCTAACTCAGAAGCTAAATATGAATTTGCTTTAACAGCATCATCTTGTGCTTTGACTTGCGCTTTCATACTGTTAGTACGAACATCGTTAGCTTTATTAATCATTGCACTTTTCTGAATTAACTGATCATATTCAGCAGTGAGATTATCTAGGCTTTTACCTTCAATACCATATAAAGCAATCAAACGCTCTTTTTCACGAGCAAGATCAACCATCTGCTTTTCAGTTAAACCTAGATTCTTATTGAAAAGGTTTGTAACTTCAGTAGTTGTTTTATACTCGTTTTGAAGCTTTTGCATCAAACCAATACTTTTATCAAATGGATCACCACCAATCAAAGTACGCTGAGTAACCAATGTTTTATTTAACTCCAGCATTTCATCATCTAATGCACCCGCAGCTTTTGCTGTAGCTAGAATAGAAGCTTGACCTTTGGAGTTACCTTGAGCCATATACTCAAGAATTAAGTTTTGACGCTCTAATACACTACTTGATTTAGCGGTAGATTGAGCACTTTTACCTTGTGCTTGTTCTAACTTGTGTTGAGCAAGTGCAGCTTTAGCAGCAGCTTCTTCAGCTTTGGATAATTCTTTGTTAGTCTTTGCGGATTCTTTACTTAAATCCTGCATTGGTTTATTTAATTTACTTACAGCTACACCTAATGCTTCAATCTTAGTTGCTGCTTCATCTAGTTGTTCGGTTTTGACAACGAACTTTAATTCTGCTAATTCCATAGCACTTTCTCCTGTTGTGGATGTAATTATCTATGTGTATAAACTACACTAATTTGCACACATAGATACTCTGGTCATCCGTTAAGATAACCAAAGCAACTATCACTTCTTAGATGATTTCTTTCGTTCTGTTTCTGCTTCTTTTGCATAAGCGGACAATGCTTCGTTATCAAATAACTTAATTAACGTAACTTCCCAATCTTCAGGTTGAACTTCAATTAAGTCAAAGTACGCTTTAATCTCGGTATAAGGTATAGGATTAACACCGAAACCGTTTGATCCTCGTGCGTTATGAAGATCAATAAACCATTTCCAAACTTGAATACAACTTTCTGGTAGTTCAATTAGTTCTTCAAGTTCTTTAGGTTTGACTCCAGTTTGACGCCAAACAGAAAGAAGTTGATCTCTTAATGTAGAACCATCTTTAGAACGCTTGCCGAAGCCGAACTCTTGTTTAGCAAAAGCTACAGCTTCTTCAATTTCACTCGGAGCGAAAGTTTAACAGCTGACCTGATTCCTCCATCACTGCGTCTTTAATCCAAGGATATTCTTTGAAGATACGCTCTGCATTTTCTTTTGTGAAGTCAACCTTCTTACCATTCTCGGTAATGTTCTCCCATCCGATTACACGGATAACAGCAGATTCAATGCTTAGTTCTTCCGCTTCTTCTAACGTCATATCATCAACGTCTTTACCCCGGCGTTTAGCTTGTTGTTCACGAAGCTTAAACTCTGCATATTTTTTACGACCAAATGCTTTAACGGTCTTGGATTGATCACCACGCACGGTAATGAATACTCCAGTTGCTTCACCTGTACCGGGAAGCTTTAATTCGAATTTGTAGCCTACTTCGGCAATCTCTGTGTAATTATGTTTTGCTAGATCAAAAGCCATAATATTTCCTTTCTGTTAGTGTTAATGAAGTACTGATTATAGCATATTATTTCAGATAAATCAAGGGGTGTAAATGATAAATTAAGGCAGTATAATAAACAGAAAAACCCCCAAGGCTTTTGACCAAGGGGGGTTATTCAGATTAGACTAGTGTAGAATCTTGAATCTGTACAGTTGTAGCGGGTAGACCTGCAGAGGTGTCTGCATTTAGCAAAGCTTGGAAGCTTGTAGAAGCAACAAGGCCGAGTTCACCATCATCTTTGGCAAAGCTACCTAGTTTAACTTTTGGTAGTGTGAATGTCAAGAAATCAGCGTTAGCTTCAGAACCTGTGGTCAAAGCGAACACGATAGACACTGGAGTTTCATCGTCAAAATAGTTACGGAATGTAGCATCTTGGAAATAAACACTCAAGTTACCTGATACGCGAATACGACCTAAGAAAATTTCAGCTACTGAGTTAGAACCTACAGCAGTTGCGTTTTCCATAGCACGTTCTACAGTAAAGTCAGCACTTGTTACTAGAGCAACAGGTAGACCGTTAACGATCATAGCGCCGTTAACAGCAGCGAAAATACCATTAGTACCTTGTGCAGTTGGTGAACCGAAATACTGAGTAGTACCTTTAGAACTTAGGTCTTTACCCATGAAGCTAAAATCAACAGTAGTCAAACCAGTTGCAGGTAATTGCAAGTTCATTGAACCTACTCGCATACCAGTGTATACTTCTGATTGTGAAATATCTTGGAACCATTGCTCAATAGTGTATGAGTCTTCGGTGTGACCAGTTGCGGGTACAATAGTTTGCTTACCAACAACAGTAGCTGTTACGGTTGCAATTGGACCTTCAGCGACTAGAGCAGAACCATTAAGTGACTGTACAGTAAGAGCTAAAGCTGTCATGCTAACGACTAGTAAGTTTTTACCAACGTTTGCTGCGTTCAGACCAGCACCTGTTAGACGAATAACCATACCTACTTTGATATCACTAGTCAAGAAAGTACCAGTGCTACGGGTAACTGTCCACAAACCACCAGAAGCAGCAATAGTGACAGATAAACCGGTTACAGCAGTGATAGCAGCGAAGTCTTTAGCTACCAGAGACTGCATGAAATCAGAGTATGAGTTGGGTGAAAGTTCACCACTTAGTGTACCATCTGCACTGCGAACACCGTGTCGGAAGTCAGCAAGTTGACGGTCAGTACGAATTTCATTTGATTCGTATGTTTCTTTTGTTAAGTTAAAGTCAGCAGTTACTCTTCGGACTTGTTTACCACCAGTTGTACCAGCGGCAGTACCCCATGTTGACTCTTTGCGATATGCTACAACTTTAGCCGTACCTTTTGAAATTGCCATATATTTTCTCCATTAAATTTAAATTAATTACTTGCAAGTAATACATGAATCAGCCATTGCAGCTATATTCTCCATGTTCTTTTTGTCTAATCCTACACAAAGCATCTTCAGCTTCTTGCAAGGTTTCGAATGTGCCAACTTGAATTGTTTTATTGTTAACAGCTAGTCGGGCTTCATATTTATCGTTTTTGGTTAATCTCACACCTTTAACGCCTGTACTATTAGCAGAACTTATTCCAGAGTTCCATATGTTTTTATTATAATCAGAAGCCCTTAGATTTTCAATTCTGTTGTCGAATGGAATTCTATTTACATGATCTACAATTTTTGGTAGTGAACCATGATGTAGTGCATAAATAATTCTATGTACAAGGTAATATTTACCCTTCAGTCCTACATCAAAATAACCATCTAGTCTTTGTTTTCCAGCTAGAGTTCCTTTTCGACCTCTAGTTCCACTGTCTATTTTCCAATATAATTTTTCACTATTATATGAAAAATATTCTTTAAATAAAGATATTAATTTATCTTCACATTCCATTTTCATTTTCTCCATCAAGAAAGCATCACAAATAAGATAAGGCAGGACGGTGATGAGTCGTCTTTTCCCCCGCTAAAGGTAGCCATTAAATATTGTAGAATTAGTTAGAATAAACTTCTGCTACTAATTCAATTAATACAGGACAGATTATTCTATCCGAAGCGATTGTTGTACCAGCTACTTGAGGTGTGCGTAATACATGGATATGTACACCATCTTCTGTAAACACAGTACCTTTTTTAAAGTGATTTCTTACAAGTTCTGCTCTAGAGATAACTTCAGAAGTTCCTTTGTTTGCAGCACCTACAATAAATACTTGCATTGTCATTCGTTCTCTATAAAAACCCGTACCAAGCACAGGATCATCAGGAGACTGAATCATAAATTGTACACGCTGATAAACAGTATCTGGCGGTGTAAAACTAACACCTTCCCATGCCGTTGGAACAATGGGTGTTAATGTATTTAATTTACGTTCGGCTGCTCTTTTTACTTGAATAATTGCCATTAGCTTGCCTTATAATAGTTGTTAAGTTCCGCTGTATATATACCATAAATAGCATGCAATGTTGGTTCCATAATACCATTAGGCGCTTGTGAAGATGCACCACCTTCAAGGGATCTAACAGGGGAACCATTTTTATAAGTATCGTAAGACCATGCATCTTTTGATACATAAGGAACGTTGTTTGTAATGTAGACGGTATTACCAAGCTTATAATTTTCAGATCGGTATTCTGCAGATTGTTTTACATTGAGTGCATTTTCACTGTCTGCTTGCATGAACCACCAACTGGTATAAGGTTTATTCATTTCAATGATCCAACCACCTTTAGCCATACCAGCTTTTGTATTTTTCAGTACTCTCTTACGTGCAGGATTATTATAAAGTGCAGCATATTCTACGTCATCACCAAAGGGTGTATTTTCGATAGCTTCGAAAGCAACATGGTATATAAACAATTGAACCATACCTTCCATCTTACGAATCGCTTCTTCATGGACCTTCTTTAAGCTTTGTTCTAATTTTGAAGTATCACATGATATTTGCATATTAACCCTTTACAGTTAATATTTTATATAAAATTATAGTACCATCAGCAGCGTGTTCAGTTACAGAGTCTACAATATATGTAATATTATCAAATGTGATCTTATCTTGAGGTACAGGAATAAAACCTAAATTATTAGCTAGATAAAATACCGCAGAATCTCTTCCAATCATATTCGGAAAGTTATATTGATTAGCACGAATATGCTTCTTATACATCTTTACAGAATATGCTGTTTGAGTGTTAGTTGTAGCACCAGTTTCAATATTATATTCACCTTCAGTAACTACTGTATATGTGCAATTTTTACCGTGTTGATTTATTGCTCTTAATGTTATAGCAAGATATCTATCCATGATATTCCTTTAATTAAATACCAAATGAACTTGGACGGTATGTGAATGTTTCAGCGGTAGGTTGCTTAACGATGTTGTTATCTAGGTTAGAGTCGTTAGCTTGCATGTCGGATAGTGATATACCGCCAGCGTAACCTTGAACTTTGTCGTACATAGCATTAAGATCAGGGTTCTTGATGTATAACTGTAAAGCTTGCATGTAGTTACGGGCAGCAGCAGAACCTTTGACGCTAAAAATATCGACCGTTTCATCGCTACGCATAGATAACTTAAGCATGATACTTTTAGCAGCATCCATAGCTGAACGTTGAAGAGCGTTTGAATTCTTGGTTAAAAAATACTGATACTCAGCATCACTCATGATTGGCAACTCTGGTGAAGTATCACCAAGCTCATATCGAAGGTCTTGAATTGTAGCCATTATGTATTTTCCTGTAATTTATTTGATTTACTTAGATTTTCTTTTGCAGGAATAACTTGTAGATTCCACGGCACGTGTAAACCGCAGACATTTTCACCTTGAAGTGGTATAATATGATCTACATGATATTTTTGACCAGTAAGTAATTCTAACTGTTGAGCTTTCTTATAAAAATCTTCAATATTTTTATGATCAATTTGACTTAACCAGTTAGGTGTCGCTTTTAGTTTTGTAGCGTATCTTTTAGCATTTAAGGCAAGTATTTTACCTTTGTTAGACTCACGATATTCGTGCATGTAAATTGAGCGATCATCTTTATTAGATTGCTGATAATCTCTAACTCTTTCTAAAATCTTATCTTTATTATCTTCATAGTATTTTTTCTGATACAATAAAGTATGCTGTTTAGTGAATTGATAGTTTTGTTGCATACAGTTTTTACACTGACTATTATACCCATCTTTTTTAGATTTATTTTTATGAAAATCACTAAACAATTTTTGTTCTTTACATTTACTACAAATTTTATGCATTTTATCCCTCGGTTGGATTTGAATAGGTATTCCTAGTTGTGAACCGGCACAACGGAGCTTGCAGGCTCTCTTCGGAATGTAAGTATCGCACTGCAATGCGACTGCAAGTTTTATCTAACATTAATCCTGAATTATAACATAAGATTTGTTACAACGCAAGACTAATATTAGATGCCTCAACTAAGAGGCAATCTAAGTTATTTCAGAAAGCCCCGAAGGGCAATCATCAGTTGGATGTGGTTAACTTAACAACAGCTTGTGGGCGGCGAATCAAGTTCAAGAAGTTAGCTTCTGATTGAATCATGATTTCGCTATCTTTAGGGTCTTTGTAAGTGAATACATAGGCTTGTTCACCAATGGTATTAACATGACTGAACTTGTTAGCAGGGCTAAAGTAAGTCTTGAACATGTCGGCAGTACCTTGTGGCAGCATGAAAGCTTCACCAGCAGGGATTAGAGCAGTACCATTGTAAGAACCACGGTATTCAATGTACTCAACACCACCGTGTACGAAACGGCGATAGACACCAGAACCTAGACGGTTACGTAGTGGCTCTTGAGTGCTTGTGTAGTACTTGTAAGCTTCTTTAACAGTAGCGTGGTTGATCAACTTGCCGAAGAAAGCAGGTGAGCAAAGTACGATAATGTTGCTAACTACTTCACCACTTAGGATGTTATCCTGAATGTGTGCAATGCCTTCTTCAGACTTAGCGTTTAGGTCGGTAGTAGATGTACCAAGCACAAAGTCAATCTCTTTACGGCTTACACCGAAATCAGTGTAGAAGTTACCAGCTACAGTACCGTTAGGAGCGTAGATAGCACCAACAGTGATAGCGTAGGCACGAGCAGCTTCTAGAGTTACTGAGTGGTTCATACGGATACGCTCTAACTTACGAGCGATAACAGCCGCTTCAGTTTCAGCTTGATCAGCAGAACCGTAAGCACGTTTACCTTGAACATCTTCAGGCTTAACAGCATCGTCCATTGGGAAGTGCGGAATAGCGAATGAACGTAGAGCACGAGTATCGCTCTTACCTACGTTGTTACGCTCACCACGGATTTTATCGGTAACTAGACCGAGAGTACCTTCGCTGGATTCAACGGTAACACTGTGTTGAGCAACGCCTTCTTCACCGAATAGACCTAGTTCGTTAATCAAGCCCCATTTGTTAGGGACCAAGAGTAATTCTTCTGTGTAATCGACTAGCTCAAATGGTTTTTCAAAACTACGAGTTTGCATTATAATTTCCTTATTTTATTGTAGGTATCTATCAGATATTAAACTGCATCGTTGCAGTTAATATCTTTAGCTTCTAGAGCAGCGTATACAGCAGCTTTTTCAGCATCTAGGTTGTATGTAGCGTCTAGAATTAGACCATCTTTAGATACAGTGGCTGGACCTTTTACTAAGCATAGAACTTTAGTATCGGTAGTAGCAGCAACGGTTTGTTCAACCATTACGATTGCATCAGCGACTTCTGAACCATCAGTTGCAGTTTGTACAGCGATTTTGTACTTACCGCCTTCTGTAACTTTACCTAGCACAGTACCGGGAACTAGAGTAGCTGCGGTGCCGTTATAAGTAACAGCTAGACGGCAGTAAGCAGTCTCAGGGAAGAGTTCTTGTTTGACAACGTTAGAAAGACGTTTATTTTCGGTTGCAATGAGTGGCATTTTATTTTCCTTAAATATTATTTATTAAAATCAATTGATTGAATTTGAGAACAGACCATTCTGATACGCTTTTGTAAGACCTTTTTCCTGCAGTAAATAGTTGATTTATACTGTATGGTTTTAAGTTTGCATAATTTTCTAATTCTCTTCGGCTACCATAAAAGATATCATCATGAGAAAAGAATACGTATTTTGATTTGTCTTCTTTATGTTTATTACCTATCTGAGCAAGAGAATTCTTTAATTTTTGCTCTGGTGTTCTTTTTAAACCCAGAGAACCTAACCTAGTTTTTTCAATTGCTTCGGGTGTTTTGGGTTTACCTAAATGAACTTTTGAGAGTTTTAGCTTAGTTTCTTCAGATACTTTGGAACCTGATCTTCCTTCACCACCATCTGTCATATTACAAAGATCATAGCCAAAATATTTAAATTCTAGAATTATGTCTTTTTCACACTGAAGTGCCTCTGTTTCTTCTAGAGAATCAAAAACTATTTCAACAGCATACCCGTGTTTATTAACAGTGCGTAACCATCTTAGATTTCTCCCAGATTTTTTATATGCCCTATTACCCTTGCCTTTTCCAACATAGAATGGTCTATTATCAGAAAGTCTCCGATGAACATAAACATAAAAGTTATTCATCTTTTATTTTATTATTTGGCTTGCTTGGCTTTAAGTAACTTTGCCACAGCAGATTCTTTAACAGCAGGTTCTTCTTGAGTAGAAGCACCCTTTTCTACGAACATCTCAGATGTTTCTACGGTTGCTACCAATGCTTCAACAGCAGATAGGAACGCATTAAAATCATCCTCGGATTCTAGTGCCAGTGCAGCCTTAGCGATTGCCTGTACTTTGCTTTCGTCTTTCACGATAGCTTTAACTTTTTCAGTTTTTGCTTTATTCACAGCTTCTTTTTTCTCAGCTTCAAATAGAGCGATTGTTTCCATAGCTTTTTGTAGTTGTACCTTCTGCTCGTCTAGAGCTTTTTGCACAAGTTCAAACTGAGCTTTTTCAACGGTTTCGACTTTTACTTCGTCATCCATCTTAGATTTCTCCAATTCTTCTTTGTTAACAGAGGTAGACACCCCTTCAATATTCTCAACGCCAGCGTTTGTTGAGGTATCATTACCGTCTGCAAGATCACAACCCCGTTGGGATTGCTTCGCAATAGCAGCAGGTGCAGATTCTTGTGTTGCTTTCTCAATAGATTTAATTGCTTTTTCAATTAAAGCTTGATCGTTGAGCATAGCTAAATATTCTGTTTCATCTAATTCTGATAGAACTTCAGATAAAGTTTCTGCTTCGTGAGCAGATTTTAAAATCTCAAAAGCTTCCATCTTAGATTTAATCCAATCTTGATAGTCTTCTTCAGCTTCAACTTTTTCCATTGCTTGTGTTTCAGCAGGTTCTACGTAACCCATCATGTAAGCAAGAATATCAGCTTGTTCACCGTATAGACCAAAGAAACGCTGTAGAAAATCAGGTAGCTCCATAGTTACACGAACTTGTTGCATCTTTTGTACAAACTCTTCACTGAAGTTATTTGCTTTAAGTACCAACTTGTAGTTAGCACCGGAGGCTGTACCACCCTGCTGCTTGGAGACTAATGCAATATGGGAACCTTCACCACTGAAGTCGATATCACTTAGTTTGCGTTTAGTTTTACGTTTTGTAGCTTGTGTCATTTTGTTCCTTTATTCTGGAGTATCTACATCTTCAACACCCGCTAGAGCACCAATGGAAATACCTGTAATTTCGTCATCTTTAATCATCTGCCAAAGAGAATCATCATTTACTTGCAGTGTCATTAACCATGTGGACTTCTTAACAAACTGATCATTCAGGACCATATCACAAGGTGCTAAGTAAGATTCAATAACATCAAAAGTATCTGTCATTACTAGATGAAATAAATTAGCTCTCATCATGCTTTTATTGAAAGACTCTTTAGCTTTACGCACTTCAGCTTCTGATGTATAATCACCATGTAAATCTGTGTGATCAGGGATCATAGCAACGTAAGTAACTTGCTTTAACTCTTCATCAACTGCTTTTGTAATTGGAAGTTTAACTCCCGGTAGCTCGTCTTCAGTATTTAATTCCACGTCAGTAATATCTTTAATATAAGACTTCAAGATACCTTCTTTTTTTAGAATGCTACGTGCCCATGCGAAACCTGCTGATCCACTCCAGAGGAGCCAAGAAATTTCGCCAGCTTTAGGGCCACCGTCTGCTTCTTTATCTTTTGGTCGGTAGTTCTTTTCGTGTCTACTGAAGAAGCTGTACATGCGTTTGACAGTATCTAAGCTTAGATTACCCTCTATCACATCACGTGCGCGAGCTACACCAGAACCAATACCTTGTTTTCCAGCTTCACGAGTATCTAAGCCGCCACGGTTCCATTTCTCACGTAAGGCTAAACCTCTTCGTGCATTATTTCGCATTGCATCTGTAGGAGCATAGCTTTTAGCTTTATTAATTGTTTCCATACCATTCCTATTTAGCGCAATATAAACATAATTATATCACAATGTTGATAATAAATCAAGTGAAATATTTATTATTCATATATTAATGCACAATAATATCACTTGATTTTATTTAAGTTAAACTTCAGATACTTCTTGTACTTCTTGCACAAGCATTAAACCTGCTTTTTGTAATCCTGCGTCTAATGCTCCAAAGTAAACTTTGCGAGGCCAATTAACATCGTTACAGATAGTATCTAATTCAGTATCATCAAAATAACCATTAGTTAAGTAGTGAGTGACTGGTAGTTCTCCAGTAGCAGATGCAGGTGCTGTAAAATACTCAGGAAAAGCAGCTTGCGCCACCTCCTGATCTGCTGCAAGAACCACTACGGTTGCTAGTGTTGAGTTCATTTAATATGCTTTCGTTTTAGAGTTAATGTACGTTTCCCCAGCCGTGATCTGCGCTGCGGTGGATGCTGCGCCACGGGCAATAGAGCCGTAGTCGTTGCCGTTAAATGGCAGGGAAGTGCCAGCACGCATGTAGAAGTAGGCGGGGTAAGTGCCGAAGTTGCCTGTGCCTTGGTCTGCGGTGCTTTGGGCTACTTGTGTGCCGTTTAGTCGCAGAGTTGCAATGTCGCCTGAAATGTTGCTAATACATGACATCACTGTAGTAATCGGCGCAGCGTACGCAGCGTTAGCTTCTTGAGCGTCTGCTAACACTGTCCCTTTACTCCGATAACTAAAGTAGACAGTAGTTGCTCTTGGGGCTTGGATGCTAAATGACCCATTATTTGAGCCAACATCTGCGCTCAATTCTGTCAATATTGAAAATCCAGCAGCATCACTTAACTTCCGCACCCCCTGCCACACGGTCATCTTGTCCGTAGCGGTGAAGTTGATGCTGTTGGTCTGCATGGACTGATTTGAGCCGTTGGGCTTGATGTAGATCGGAAAGCCTGTGCTGTCGTAGTCCGTGCTGGTGTTGACGCGCTGGTAGGCGGGGAGGCCTACGCCTTGGTTGGTGGGCCGGAGGTCTGCGCCCCACATAAGCCATGCGGAAGTCCCAGAGTACACGCCGTTGTTTCCGTTTGAAGCCGCCCCAGCCAGTATGATGTTGTTGGAACCCGCAAGCGCAGACGCCACAGACACCGTGCATCTGTACCAGCCATCGCCAACACTAGTAATGGTGGCCGTTATCCCAGATTGGACGTTGCCCAAAACGCCGTTTTGAATGTCAAACCATGCGTACAACGATGCTGCCGCTGAGTTGCTGATTTTTGCGTACAACCATTGGCGGCTGGCGTACTTCGCGTAGAACGAGGCAATGTGCCCTGCGGTTGTGGTCGTAGGCCCTTGGTATACCCGGTGTGAACCAGAGACACCGTTCTCAGTCATCAAGTTGGCCGTCTGCGTTCCATCTGGAGCAGTGCCGCCGCTTGTGTTGATCGTCAGGTTGTCTTGGCCCCACGCTGCGTTGCTGAACTCCTGCGTCTTGGTCAGCAAGTTCACCCGCGCAGATACCACAGGGCGGTTTGCGCTGGTGGACTGGAAGCGGTGGTTGCCGGGGAGTTCTTTGACGGAGATGTTGTCAATAGTTGCACTTGTCGTTCCTGCCGCGACTACCTCAAGTGTATTAATTGAAGGCCCAGATGTCCCCGCGACAACAAACTGAGAATACGTCCCCGGCAATGTTGGAACGAGCCAGAACGCTCCGCCGTTAATCCGAATGCGAACTTGGCCGCGTGTCACCGAAACAATCGTTACAGTTACACGGTATGTTGCGTTATTGACGTAAACCCCTGTTTGCCGTGCGCCAAGCGTTGAGCTGACAGACGAGAATGCGAGTTGCCCGCTGCCAATGGCTGCCCCAGCGTCAAGCGTCCAACCCGTCCCAGCCGAAAAATCACCATTCGTCACCAACTGAGGCCCAAGCACCAACCCCTTGCTCAAGTCCAGTTGCAACCCCACAGGCTGCTCTACCGCTGTTACAGGCGTTGTACCTGCGCTATCTTGGTAGAGGGTTGAGAAGTTGCTGGGGTCATACCACCAGCCCTGTTCACCGTTAGCAAACAGAGCTTTGATTTTACCTGCAAGCGATAATCCACCTGCTTTTGGTCTATTTCGCAATAAACGATCTATTGCTCTCATGATTTATGCCTTGTTGAAATAAACAACTTGAACGTTTGTTGTAGCCGTACGAGCAATTAGTTTAACGGCGGCAAGACTAGTATCTACATAATAATACATACCGTCATCAATGCGTGAACCTACTGTACTAGTAGGAGTAGTACCATCTAATGTAATACTCACTGCACTACCGTCTGCTTGAATACTTGCAGCTACAGCACCCGTAGGAACTGTAAGAGTAACTACCGTTGCTGTAGTGACACTAATAGTTTGGCGACCTACGCATGTTCTTGTATTGATTGAAATAGGGATAGGATTACCTGTATCATTCGTGATTTCAACTTCAGAACTAATTGTAGCTATAGCTGTTGTTTGTAAACGACCAATTGAATCTACTCTCAATGGGATGACTTGATCTGCTTGACCAACTTGCGTAAATACGCCTTCAATTACTGTACTCATGATTTTTCCTTAATATGTTTTGTTTATAAATTAATCTGACTTACACGTAATGTAGCAGAAGGTGTTGCTGGTGCAAATGCTGTATTTGCAGGAGCATTGATTGAAATAGCTGTATCACTTACTGCGTACATTAATTCAAAATAATCGTTGATTTGCATACTGACTGAAAAACTCCAAGAAGGTACTAACTCTACACCGTTACCAACAATAGTAACTTTAGAAGTACTTCGCGGTATGTCTACACCGTTCTTTCTAGCCCATATGTAAATTACTTTTTGTGATGAATTAGAAGAGGTTAACTGCAATCTAAAATCAAAAGAATAAAGACCTGCATTATCTGTAGTGATCTTATTTTGATCAACTACTCTTACACCACTTGAAATATCTGTGTTTTCAAAGTTTACTTTATATGCAGTGTTAACAGAAAGTGCTGCTTGTGTGACAGAACTTGAAAATACTCCATAAAATAATCTAGGAAATATTACAGGTCTTGCTAGAATAATACCTTGCGTTGCATCTGCTTTTAAAACTGCAGCTACTGAAATTACAATATTAGGTGCAGTGGGCTGAACACTTGTCATCTTTCCCGGTAGCGTAGGATGTGCCCAAAGTAAAGTACCTTTTTGCCAAGTTTCACCTACATCCAATCCAGTAGTATTAAGATTGCGTACTTTACCTAAAATAGTAGCTCTACCTCTCTGACCGGGAATAAGAGTATTAGTCAATACACCGATAATATACAGTGAAGGCACACTACCATCTGCAAGTAAAGGAGAAGCTTCAGGAATTTCTTCTAAGCTTACACCTGAAAATTTTACAACAGAACCATTGGGTAAAGTGCTACTTGTTTTATTAATAACTTCAATATATTGCTCAAGACCAACTTGCAATACTGAACTATCACCTTGCACAATATCTAAACAATCTTCAAATTCATTCCAAGTAAGCATACCGGGAAGATAATCTTCTGCAGTATAATTAGCTGTGGTATTCATCTGCACATGATCGAATACAGGGTTTACACTAACTCCGATTCTTTGATCAATGTGCTGCTCTACAGCTTTACCTTTGGTTACTACTCGTCTACCATCGGACATTAGAATCACAAGATGACCTTGTGCATCAAATTCTGCAGCTTTTATAGTAGGGGTTTCAATTGTAGTTTCAGCCTTGGAAACCATCTCAAAAGGGCTTGTGTAGCTTCTTAGTGATTCTACGTGTGAAGGAAGCTTAGGTGCTTTTACTTTTGCAGGTTGACTCTTTCGTTCTTCTATTTTTACTGCGTTAGTTCCAGCGAAGATTGATTCTTCTTTTGAGTATCCCTTAGCAAGAGAAGCGTTGGCTACCTTTGCAAATAACTCCCTTAATTTTAAAGATTTACTCTTCATGGAAGCTGGCAGGTTATCTGCAGACCATTGCATATTTTCTCCTTTTAAAACAACAATAACCCTGAGATTTACTCAGGGTATTTGTAGACTATTATAGCATATTAATCTGGTTAATTCAAGATAAATTGTATTTACATTTTCTATTGATTATTTCAATTGCTGATTTTGAAAGTTTACCACCTTCTACAGTGTTCCATCCCATGTATTCAAATGGTCTAAGTATACGTTCAAGTTCATATGCTTGTTTTACATTGCAAACACATAGGCGAGTTCTTACAATTGAATCTATTCCGTGTTGTGCAAAAGCTAAATGCATCGGATTATAAGGATTGTAAGAACTCTTAAATTTGTTACAGTGCTCTCTAAATCTAATATCGATTAATCTAGTAGTAACACCAACGTATCCTTGTGTAAATACATCGGTGTCATTCTTTAGATGTAACCAATATACAGCAGCTACTTTTTCAGTATTATGCAGCATTCTCTAAGTTACCAGAGCTTGTATCTGCACCAGAAGGTGATGTTGCCGTACCTTCACCTGCAGTTTTAAAACCATCTCCACTGCGAGAAGTCATAGCGGGTAAATAGTCTGCGTTTGGCTCTTCATCGTCAGGTAGACTATCTACACCAAGTGATTCTCTGACACGGTTTAATACTGCACGATCAATTTCAAGTACAGATGTGCTACTAAATCTTTGGACCGCTTTACTGAATGATTCTAAGTCTTCAATCTCTAGGTTGTCAAAGTCCATATGACCCATACGAGAAGTATCCCAACCGTTTAGTTCGTAGGTTTGTTTAATTAAATCTTCGTTAATAACATCACGAATCTTTTTAAGCATAGATTCTGCAGCAGTAGCAGATAAAGAGTTTTTAACTTGACCTAGAGCGTTAGAGCCATTACCTGATTGACCTAGTACTAGAATATCAGCAAACAAGGAAGTCAAGATTAGATTTTTATAGTATTCTTTAATCTTAGAGGTATCCATTGCTTTACTACCGTTTAAAGATAGTAGTTCAAGTTCAAACAAAGGTTGCTTTGTATCAGGATCATGCGCTTGTGGTAGAATCAATGCAGACTGTTGGTTTAACTGCAAGTTACGCATTACGTTTTCATAGTATGCACGAATTGCTTTTTGATCAGGAGAAGCTTCTGAGGATAGATACTGTGGAGGTAGCTTTAGCACAGGTAGACCAGCTAAATCTTTAGCTACACCGTTAGCTTCAATCTCTTCGATTACGCTTAGGAAACGCCATGCAAGATAAGCATCACGTAGCATTGATTTACCGAAAGGATCACCCTTGTGTTTACCTGCACGAAACAGCATAATCTTGCTGCGAGGTAAAATTACTTCATTATTTGTGCGGCTGCTGTATCGATTGTAAACATCAGAGATAGCTGAAAGGTTTTGCTTTACACCCTTTACTTCATTACCGTCTTCACTGAAGATGAACTTTTCAATAGTTTCTTGATTACGAATTGGTAGTTTCTTCCAACCAATAACACCGTCATTGTATTTTGAACCGTTGGATTTTAAACGTCTACGATATACTTTTTCATGCACAGAAAATCCATACATATTAGCAGACATTGCTTCAGAGATAAATTCACTCCAAGTTTGATCCGTCAAGTCTTGCATCATTTCATTGATGATTTTGGCATGTTCAGTCTCTTCAGGTGTAGCATCTGCAACAGGCTTGAACTTCCAATCGGCTTTACTTACAATATTTTCAAACAATGTCAACGCAGAATTAATCGTAGCGTGATAAGACATTTGTTTATAAGTATTAACACTGTTAGGAAAGTTCAGTTCTCTTTTGAGTTCATCATTAGAAACACCGTTGAAGACATTTAAACCAAGATAACCTGATTCACTTAATTTGAAGCGATCTGGCGTATCATCCACTGCTTTTTGTACTGAGTTGTTTTGTGATTTACGTGCCATTAACGGCTCCTTTAATTATGAAACTAGTGAACTTTGAAATGTAGGGATATTGGAACCTGTGATGCTTCCATCAAATGGGTTACTACCTGTGAAGTCTGGTAGTGAGAATACAGGTAGTTGTGTGTCTTTGTTTAATAAAAGCATTGCATCTGAGCAACAATCTACTTGGTCATCCTTCTTTTTAGGATCACCATCGAACACTTCTAGTTCATCAAAGAAATCTTTGTTCCAGTTAGCTTTTACTACGTTAACGAAACCAGCTTGTGCAATACTTGAGAATGGAGCAAAACGAGTAATCTTAGATTTAACAGGTTTGGTAAGTCTTACACTGAAACCCATTTCAGCTAACTTGCGTTGCAAATCCTTAGCATAAGCACCAGCGGCTGCTGCAGGGTCCAACGGAATGCTGATAACTACATCTTGACCATCGTGCAAAGCAGTATCGAATACTAACTTTTCTACTTCATGCACTCTATCTCGTAGGGATACTACATCTTCTACTGTATAAAGATTATTTGGGTCTTTAGAGATTAATACACCTCTTGACCAATCGGGGTTAGGATATTGCTCTGAGGGTTTACTAAACGCAAAGTCCCAAGCTCTAATTCTTTTTCTAGCTCTACCGTTTGCATGATCTACAAGACCTACCCATTCACGTTTAAATAGCCCTGCCGACTCTTGACGAGCAAACCAACTACCATGCAAAAGTCTTTCCATTTCAACCCTTGGTAACGACATTAATCGGCTGATATAGTCGGGTTGTGCTTTAAGTAATGGTGGGTTATCTCGGCAACTTGCACCGATAAAGGTAAATGAGCTAATGCCTGACTCATCTCCAACACCGTGCGCTGTCTCAGCTTCTTCTAGACTATTGTACCAAAGCATTGTGTTGCCTTGACGGAAGAAGTACCTCTTGTGTCCTGTTTTCTCTGGAAGTGGAATACCAGTATTTGGATCTAGGTAGTAATCTTCTAACCAACTTCTCAGAAATGAGTTATAATCGGGGTTTGTCATGAGAAACATCTGCGGCTTATAATCTACATAAGCATTACGCATACGAGATAACAAATAGACAACCATTTCTTCCTCGAAATCTGTCGCCTCATCAAAGATAACTAATGAGTACTGACCACCTTTGTGGTCCAAAGCATTAGTAGCATGTTGCATATGACTAAACTTAAGTAACGCTCCATTTGGAAAGATTAACTCAAGCTCTCTTGATCTAATTCTTAAATTAGGATAAATACTGGTGTATAGATTTACAGCCTCATGCCAGATTGAACCGGGTGCAGTAAGCATCTTAGATGTTCTTCGAAAGATAACACCTGTTGCACGTGGATGCTGCATAAATTTTAATGCAATTAGTAAAGCGGTATATGTTTTACCTGATCCCTAAATGTTGTATGATTCGTTAAATCATTCCCAAATTTCTTTGGGTATCGGACTATATCTTGTGTTATGAACACCCTACCGTTTCAGCTTCACTTAAAGCTTACTCTACTTGCTTGCAATTGCTGCGCTTTCGATAGTCTCTGCACGTTCCTATTTCTAGGCTTCGCTCAGGATTGCCCTCGACTTTACGTTAGGGGTTCCCTGAATTAGATAGGTTTTATGCGACCCGATCTGTTAAGCCGCACCACCTGCTAAGGTGATTGTAGCATTGCTATTTAAAAACATCTCTTGTTTTTTACTAGCAGGTGCAATGGTTATTTGATTATTTGAGATATTCGACATTTCTAGACATTCCTTTTGTAATTCTGTGTACTTGTGAAATCCCGCAATTAAATATCTCTGCAATTTCTTTTAAAGTTTTATTTTGTTCGCGCAATTTGATAATGTTACCTACGTCTTCATTTGTAAGTTTTAGACCTTTTACGCCTTCAAATTCTGTAAACCGTTTGGCTGATCTTTCGCTAATGTTAAAAATTCTTGCAAGTTCTGTAACCGAGCAATTGTTCTCTAGAAAATAAGATTTAACTTTAATTTTAAATTCTGGAGAGTAAATATGATTACCTCTTGGAATAATTAATCCTCGGTCTAGTGCATGTTTACTTTGTTCTTTGTGTGTACTCCACTCTAAGTTTTCTACACCGTTATTCTTTTTATTACCATCAATATGGTTAACAGTTGGTTTATTATCAGGGTTATCTATAAAATGTTCTGCAACTAATCTATGAACCGAAGGATGTTTTTCTTCTTCCTGTTTTCTAAGATGCACAACTAAATAGCCTGTTTTACTGGTTTTTAATTTCATTAGACGATTAAGAAAATAGGAATAAACTTCACCATTTTTGTTAATTGCGTAACGTCCTTCAAAACCTTTAATATCTTTAAACTCTTGCATTTATATTCTCCTCAGAATAAGCCTCAAATAAACAAACTGGCAGGTAAGTGAGGAGCTTACTTTTCAGGTGCTACCCTAGCCAATCTATAAATTAATCTTCGTTAACAACCTTCAAGCTGAAAATTGCTGCATTATTTTGCTGTACTTCTACACCAGCTTCATCTGCCTTTTCTTCACCGTCATATAAATCCAAAGTTAATCTGCGATAGTTATCCAAAAGGATAGTTGCAGCCTTTAACTGGTTTTGGTGACTAGCTTCTTTATTCTTCATGATGTTAGCTGCCTGTATAATGGCTTCGGCTACGTGAGGTTTCACTTTACGCAAGAGCATAACCAACTCACGTTCTTTTAGTTCACGGTTAGTTGGTTTATCTGTGATAGTGTCCCTGCGAGGGCGACCTTTCAAATTTCCACTTTGTCCGGGTTTAAACATATTTATTCTCCTATGTATTAGTCCCGGTTACGACTCCGGGGTAATATTTTCGTAATTACCGTAGATATCACGCATAAACTCAATAAAGTATTTGGCAGTACTTTACTCAGAGATAACCTCTGTTTTTACTTCGCATTATGTATCGAAGGACGCCCGGAGATTACTCTCCTAACCTTAACATCAAAGGTCACCAAGGTAGGTTTGGTATGTCCTTTGTCTATGGACAGTGGACAGTGTAAGTTATGCGTTTTAACTTATAGCGCAGGGCGCATCCCCTGCTACTTCCCGTAATAGCCGAAGCTACCTCTCGAACGGTTCTTTAAATTGAATCTCCGGTATCATCATTTACATCATCATAGATGACAGCTTGAGTCTTACCTGAAGGATACCTTAGCAGTCCTACTTCAACTTGCATCTCAGAGTCAAATTCATCTAAAACAATAGCTTGACACGTATCGCATTCAAAAGTCTGATTAAAGACTGAGCGTTTGAAGTATTGGTTACAGATTATGCATTTCATAGGAGTATTCTTGTTATTTTTTCATTATAGACATAAACATGTCATTCTGTCAAGTATTGTGTACAAATTTTATTAGTGCTTTACTAATGAGCATAGCGAATTAGTGCTTGACTAACTATATGTTAGTGCTGGTTACTTATCCAGCTCATACTGAAGCATCTAAAGCTGAAAGGAGGAAAGGGCAATTAGACTAACATATGAAGGTTTGATTCTATGCAGGTTTTAGTCTTTTGTTTCCTCGGCAGGTTTACACCTCTTAATAGTATAATTTACACAAGGAGTATAACTTAATTTACATAGAAGCCTTGATTATAGCACATGAATACTGAAATTTCAAGAGAAATATCAGGGATTCTCACAATATCAGTCAAATACACTTACGTCTTTAACTGTATCAGTCAAATACACAATACTTGTTTAAAATCTTAGCGTACTTGAGTTGAAGCTTTGTGTATAACCTTTTTGCTATAACTACATCTTGCACAACTAAAATTTTATCTTTAGAGTTTTCTTTCCAAGTTAGCAAATATGAGAATACATCCTTAGCATGTGGATTTAGTTTTAAAGCACCAGATAAATTTCTATGAGCTTCTTTAATAATATTATATATTTTCTTAGGTATTAAT